ATGAAAAGCAGGAAAGATGTTTTTATTGAAGGGGATATCATTGCCAGCCGTGTTCTTGGAGACGTAAACCAACCTTTCTGCATCCATAGAGTCAGGTTCAGCAATGATAAATATGCGATTATTCGGGCAGCAACGGGGTTATGCTTCCATACCGGGGGAGTAATTGAACGGCATGATAATGCATGGTTTTACAACCAAGTTAAAATTCGTTTGTTCGGCTTTGAATACCTTGGTGAAAAGGAGTCCATCAGACAATTCTTTGAAAACTCTTGACACATAACCTTCAAACCGAAGATTATTCCCTGAAAATGTGTTATTAAAATTTTAAATTAATTGGTTTATCTTTCTAAATTTAGATGTGCGAGCATTATAAAAATTGTCGTGTAACGTCACATCTTAATTCATCCAATCATCCTCTTAAATAATTACATTTCAATTCATTACAAAAACATATGACATTTCAGTTAAACACCTGTCGGTTCATCAATCTATAGCAACCGGGCCAAGATATAATCATGTCCTTTTGCTTGAAATACGGTTCTCAGGTGAGCATCCTTACCCCGCAGGGAAATATTTGTAAATGGTCTTCACACCTACCCCGATCAGGTCGGCCACCTGCTGCCGGGTCGCGCCGTTATCCAGCATTCGTCGCGCCTGCTCGACAACCTCCGGAGTCATCACCCTCCGGCGGCCACCGTTCCCGATCGTGGCGGAGAGCCACTGGATACCTGGCGCCAGATGATGGCGAAAAACGATGAGGTTCGGAAAAACATCATTCCGCTGGATAAACAGCGTAAAGACCTGCCCGAGGCTCAGGCCGATATCGCGAATATTCCTCCGGGTTCGACGACCTACGTCCGCAGCCCAGATGGCAGCGCGCTGGCTATCGAGTACATGAATGTTGGTGGTGTGCTGACGCCCACCGGCCGCCGTATGTTTTCTCAGAGAGCGGTTGAAGGCATCATTCCCAGCCTGGTGGGTCCTGGGGTGAACCTGTTCAACAAGGGTGCGGTGATTAAAGGCTTTTATCTGTTTGAGGGTACCGGCGTCCCCCAGGCAAACGCAGATTATTGCTATTCGGAAAAAATCATTGCCGTTGCTGGCGGTGTATATACCTCCAGAACGCTGACCCGAGTGGTCAGCTGCTTTGACAGTAATGATAATTTGTTATCTGATTTGTCATCGGTTCTGGCGTTTACTGTTCCTGCTGGTACTGCATATTTCATTGTTTCCGTACCTCTGGTAAATATTGATGCTTACCAGGTAACGTTCGGTGCGGGTGAAATGCCCTACCGTACATACCAGTCTGTATTGCGGAATGAAATCAAAGGCGCGCCAACAAATACGTATAAATCTCTGGGGTTTGCTACCGGGAAAAATTTGTTTAATCCTGGTGAGACTATGCCTGGCGTGCATCTTTCAAGTATCGGCACCATCCTGACAGACACCGATACCACCATGACCGTATCAGGATATATTCCTGTCGATCCTGCTCAACCGTATTGTGTCGATCACCAGTGGAAAGCGGCAGCATACTATGATGCAAAAGGCATGTTTATCAGTCGCCAGTATGATTCGACTTACTCCACCAAACCTATCAATCTGCTAAGCATACCGCCCACAGCGGCTTTCATGCGCATTGAAGTTCCGACAACCGTAGCAGCTGTCACTATGGTTGAGAGAAACGATAAAGCGACGGAGTTCGAAGAATACTGCTCAAAGGCACCAACGGAATTTTCAGGAACTCCGCTCATTTTTGCTGAAGAAGTCCAGCCTTTAACAGAGCATGATCTATACGGGTCAGGCACTAATATTTTCAATAAAAACAAGTCTGTAGATGGATATATAAACGAATATGGCGCATGGTTTCCGGTGCCATCTGGGAGTGGTTCCGTTTATATCACATCTGAGTATATTAAAGTCGCAGCGGGTGAAGGGATACGCTCAAACCTATCAATGCGCTTTATTGGCTTTTATGATGTGAATAGAAAATATCTTTCATCCATGACTGCAACAACCAGCGTCACCGTCCCCGAATCAGCAGAATATATCCGTGTTACGACGCTACTATCGAATAAAGATGCCATGTTTATCGCTAAAGCAGCAGCACTGCCACCGGCTGAAGGGTTTGTGCATGTCATGCGGAAATCACTTTCTGACGGTTTTCCGGTCCGTATACCTGGTGACATCGTCAATGCTGATGAACTGGATATTAACTTTGTTTCACATGGCTTAATGGCGCTCGGGAAAAACCTTTTTAACAAAGAAACCGTTCAGTCCGGGTATATCAATGAATCGGGAACAGTCATATCCCCTGATTCACGATACGTGTATTCAGATTATATCTCGCTCGAATATAACACTGCCTATGCGCTCTTAGTTGGCGCTCGCTTTATTGCGTATTACAACGCCAGTAAAGCGTTTATCCGCGCTGACGCATCATCTGTGCAGGCGCTGACATCATTCGTGACTGATTCAGCAATCGCGTACGCACGGATCACTTTTGGATCTGACCGATATAACGATGCTCAGGTTGAGAAGGGGGCGACCGCAACCGCATTTGAGGAGTATGCGTACTATTACCTGTCTGAGATGCCCGACGGAACGCCGGTCAAAATGAAAATCGACGGTGAGGTCGCGACAGAGACTATCCCTGATGTTTTCGGCATTGAGCGCCTTCGCGAAACGCATATGCGAATTACAAAAATGACGTTTGGCGATGCTGTACGTCAGGTTGTGGCAATGTTCGGCGACAGCTACACCAGAACGTCGCCGCGTTACGTGCTGAAAGTCGCGCAGATATTATGGCGCTATTTCAACAATGGAGGAATTGCTGCGACGGTGCCGCCAATCGGTTACGGCTGGCGCTCATTCGGGTATGACGGAAACGGCGATAACACCGATGTTATCGGCACATCTGTTACTCAATCAGGTTTTACCTGCGCCTATAACACCGGCCACGGCCCTGATATTTCGTCCGTGACGGCAACCGCCAGCGGTGCGACGATTTCATACATCCAGAATTTTGCGCTGGGCTTTGATTCGTTCCTGTTCGCTGAGGGCGGCTCCGGGGTGATTCAGTGCCAGGCTACGGGGGGTGAACCGGTCACGATTGACCTTTCGAGCTATCCGGTGGGGATGCAGATTTTACCGCTGGCGCTGCCGACAACCGGTAGTGGCACAGTAACGTATACGGTCATCACTGCGCCTGTAACACTCTACGGTGCGAATATCCTTAATCAAACCGCGTCGGGTGTATTAGTTCATAAAATGGGGGGGAGTGGCTCGCATAGTAACCACTGGGTCAACGCGATGGATCAGCGCTGGCTTGATGCGTTTGAGAATCTGGGTGCCGATCTCGTGACGATAATGCTGGGAACTAACGACCAGGGCGCGCAACTCTCCGCCTCAACATTCCGTACCAATATTCTCACGATGATTGATCGGGTGCGTTCTGTGCGGCCGACTGCCGATATTTTACTGATTTGTCCGGCAGAGAATAACCGACCAACGGGAAATTCAATTCCTATGACAACCTATGCGGAGGTGATGTACAAAATTGCGCGGGATGATCGTGATGTGGCCTTTCTGAATCTGCAGGCGTCCTTCGGTTTAAATCATGAAGATTACGCCGCTGGCTCAGCCAGACCGTGGATGATAGGTGACGGGTTGCATCCTGATCCGTCAACGGGAGGCTACGCTATCGCGGGTGCAATCGCGCGAGCGTTAGGGATACCTATATTTTTGAAATAAAGATAAGCGGCTATCGATGGTGATAGCCGCTAAAGGATTTTTTACGCCTTGGGTGCACTCCATATTCCTGCCTCTACACCCACAACATTGCGTAGCCAGTTCATTACTGCTGTCATATTAGCGCTACCGATATTGCCGTTATAAATTAGAGCAGCAGATAGATCGATGGATGCGGTCAGGAATGCTGACTCTGAATATGTAGTCCCCATCCTCAATGTTCTGGAGGATACCCCTCGACCAGTCATCAGAGTATCGGTGTGTCCGGGGGCCGATACTTCGCTCATAGTCCATGCACCTATCGCCAGCCCGCTAATGAGAGCGCCATAGACATGGAATTCTCCTGCAGAAACATCGGTATTTCTTGCGGCTTGTGTTACTGCTGTTGCAGATGACTGAGCGTAGAACGCAACCTGAGCGTCAGCTCCCGACCATCTGTCCATCAGTGTATCTCCTGTCGTCCCGGACGCATCATTGAGGTACGACGAAATAGTAATCCCTGTTGATCCAGATGATGGTTGCCGGCTCAATGCAATGAGGGTGATATTTGTTTCTGAGGGGATTCCGGTATCGTAAAATCCTGACTTGGATAGGGTCGCGTATTTGCTTTGGGTTGGAATATCACCGACAGCCAGAAGTGGCAGGGACGGATTAGCAAAGTTATACGTTGGGTCAGCATTCCTGTTCCCCAGGAAATATGAGCCAAGCAAACCCTCTTTAGCCGGATTGCTATCCATTATATCGAATAACATAAATTCACTAAGTGGCGGTCCACGAAAAAAATCTGCACCTGTAACAACCAGAGCCATATTAAACCTCCAGAAAATGACTGTTAATTTGATTCATCAGAAAACGAGCGCCGATATCGTTCAGGTGCAGTGAGTCTGCCCATAATCCCTGCGCGTTGCTTTTTTCGTACGGAACATTCAGGAAATTAAACATTGAGTAATATTCAATATTTAATTCTCGCGCGACGGTTTGCATGATGTCCCTGAAACCATACAGCGGATTATCGCCTGTCGCGTTACACTGCGGCGGTGTGACCAGAATAATCCCCGTATCAGGACACGCCGTTTGCCAGGCCTGAATCCAGGTGGTTAGCGTGGTTCTGAAACCAGACAACGAGACACTGGTTCGGAAATCGTTTGTCCCAATAATCAACACCAGCAGATCAGGATCAACGAATGCTGCCGTCTGCGCCAGGTACGGTAACGTTTTTGTATAACGCTCTGCCGTAATTCCCCCATTGCCCATTTTTTCTATCTCGACGCCGTTCCCACTACCCTCCGCATAGAAACCGTAGAGAACTACGGTCCCGGCATTCCCGGTCAGGTCAATTGCGAGGCTCGTTGCAGAACCGATGGTCAGCCCTGAAACTAAAACGCTCTTGATGACGTTAGTCCCGCCGGCAGAGACAGAAACAGCCGTGCCGCCATTTACGCTATATCTGAACCCCCCCACACCATCGTAATAAAAAATACGTATCGAACTGGCAAACACATTGCTCAGTGTCAGGGTTGCAACAACCCCGGAAGCATAGATATATTGCCCGTCCATCGATGTTGGGAAGCCAGGCGAACTTGTGGTTGTGGACGCATCGTAGACCGTCCATCCTGTGCGTGACAGACTGACACCATCCAGCAGGTTGTTTCCATCTATATTCAGCTGAATCCAGCCATCTCCAGCTTTCCCATATTTGCTTTTGAAATAATTCAAAAACACCTTAGGGATCGCCATTTTTTCCGTCCATGAATCGCCAGAAAAGCCGATTTTCAATTTACTGGCAATGCCGCTATCAAGTTTTCCTTTTTTTGCGCGGTAGCGCCATAAAGTTTGACCAATCATCTGCGGAGGAATTTTATCTAATACCTCAGCAACAATCGGATCGGTTAAATCGGGGTGCAAAGGCATGCCGTTCAGGAACCCATTTTCTGACCAGAGCGCCACCCTCTGCGGTGAGGCATTGTCCAGGATAAGCGGCATTTTTTTTGATGACGTAGGGATGTCCTGTAAATTCTTGTCGATCGTTTCTTGGGTAGCCAATCCATCGCGGGACTCAGCAACAATCGGATCGGTTAAATCGGGGTGTAATGGGGCACTGTTCCAGTATCCGTCTTCAGCCCAGGCAATAACGCCACCGCGGGCAGTGTCATCCAGAATAATAGGCACCTTCCGACTAATGGTCGTTAGATCGGGGATTCGCTCGTCTACATAACCTTGAGATATCAGCACCCTGCCGGTAGCCTCCAGCGTTCCGCCGTTGTTGATGAGCTCGTCCGCCAGCGAAGCATCGCCAGCATTTCGCGCCCACGTTACTGCGCCAACTGGAATTTTCCCTTCATCTGCCGCGGCCTGAGCTTCTTCACGCGTCGTGAATGGCAAGCCCAAGATGGTAATGCTGTCCTGGGCTTCTTTAATAGAAGCGTCGTTCTTCTTCATCATACCGCGCCAGGTATCCAGTGGCTCTCCGCCACGATCGGGAACGGTGGCCGCCGGTCCATTCACCAGTTCGTCGGCCCGTTTAACGTTTTCCAGGAAAATATCGGGGTCTGTTGTCTGCCCCACGGGTGGAACATAGGCCATGTTTTTGCTCCAAAAAATAGCGTTCGCGCAAACGAGGGTTTGTGCGAAAAGAGTTAATCGGGGGTTTTAGTGGGTGTTACGCGACGTTGCCGAGGTAGGTGGCGTTATCGTACTGATAGAAAATCTCGGAATATTGGCGAGCAGTTATCGCGCAGGTGCCGTCTGACGGCGATCCTATTTCGTCAAAAATAGCGTCGTAGTAACTGCGCGTGGAGCTACAGAAAATCAGTCTCGGTGGTTCGATGCACGGATCGTCCAGGAGGATATCGTCAAAGGCCGGCTGCCACGGAACCGTAAGCTCATAATCCCCTACCCGCGTGGCCACCAGCAAACCGGAGGCAGAACCATTCTGGTAACGTAAAATCGCCCGCGGGTTTTCAAACGACCAGTCGAGCGGCTCTGTCACCAAAAAGGTGGTCTGCCCGCCATCGGTAGTCATATCGACGACAAGAGAGCTCACCGTTTTATTGCCAGGAATATCATCGGTGAGCAATATGCGATCGCCGAACTGATAAACGAGAGCATCAAGCTCCGTACTAGTCGTGTGCCCAAGGCGCTGATGCATATACTTCATCAAGCGGCGCATGCCAATTCGATAAGCACGATCCGGGTCCAGGACGCCGTCGAGCGTATATTTCTCCACCTTCATCGGCGTCGGGTTGTCCGGAGTCCGGCATTGCACCGTTTCCTCCGCCCAGGTTGTCCCGTTGATGTATGTCACATCGACGCCATCGTAATCATCCGCCGACGGCGCAGAGAACGTGGTTTGTAACTCTTCCGTCATTTCATGGGGGCTGATAATGCCGGACCAATTTTTGATCCCCTCCCGGCCAACCGATGCCAGCCCGTCGCTAAGCAGAAAATATGATTTTCCCGCATTAGTGATTTTCTGCAGCATCTCGAGCGAAGAAATACTGTCTCCGGTGGCGTAATCAAAATACTCGCTGCCAGGTGTCCAGTAGGTTGATTCCAGCACATCGATCGCCTCAGCATCCATCACCAGTCCCAGCGAGCGGCCTACGTGATACAGCGCGCCGGAAATACTGCGTGCTGCGCCAGTTTCATAAATTCGCGTGCCGACTACACTAACGCGCCTGTCTGACTGTGCCGCCAGCACGCCACCGGTTTCAACCGTGGCTGCCATCAGCATCACGCCAGCATAGGATGATGGCCGGGCCAGCAACCGCCCTCTCAGGGCGTGCCAGAACATCGAATCCCTGGCGTTATTCGAACCCTGCTCATTCCGCCGGCGGCAACGGACCTCAACGAGGCCAGGTGATTCAAGGTCAAACCGTTCAGTGAACCCCAACCCGTTGACGTTCTGCAGGGCATAAACGCCCTGTTTACTTGTCCAACCAGCTCCTGAACCATAAACCCGGTACTGAATTTCCCACTCGCAATGGCGAATTCGTTTTTTGCCTTTGCTGTCGAAACCGCAGATACCTGACGGAAACGAAAAATTCACCTCGAATGCGTTAACGACTTCATTGTCAGGGCACGCTAAAAACGGTCCCATCCAGCTGTCGTTATCGCTGATCCCTGTTGCGCTGTAATCAATCATCGTGCGAGTTGAGAACCCCGGCCATGATGAATCAACAACACCGCCAACAAGACGGGCTACCGAAGCAGAGACGCCGTCCACCTCGATTATCTGGTATTCACCGCCCTGGTGCGCCAGTGACATTCGCTGTGTGCCCTCAGGGATGCCTGAGAACGCCTCACCCGAGGCACTGCCATACGCCAGCGTCACGTTAGCTTTTATCGCAGGACTGCCGCCGGTAGATGCCGTTCCAGAAGTGAATACCGGCGCACCACCAAAAACGGAAATCGGCAGTGCTGAGGACGTGATGCTTCCGCCCTTCCACGGACTGGAAATTTCTACGATACGCACTACCCCGGCATCATCATGCGCAATCAAACCCGAGCCCGTCAGGCCGCCGTTAATCGCAACCAGCATGTCTGGCATCGTGCCATAGTTTGCTACCAGCGAGATGGTATAAGTGATTCCCTGCCAGTGAAGATCGAACGTCTCCCCGCTCACAGAAAAATCATACGTGGTCGGCGCAGCGTTTCCCCGTAAACTTGCCGCCGTTCCACCAACACCAGGGACCGCATTTTGATGGGGCGTGTACGCTGCGATAACCAGATCGTAATCTGCACCATTGATAGCCAAAGTAACCGGCATGCCGGAATACGGATCAAGTTCGGCTAACGTATCGCTGGCGATAACGCTATAACCCGAAGATGTCGAAACAAGATAATTAGCCGGGGCGTTGAGGGTCACTATCGCCCCAGGCACCCATGAATCCGGAAGCGTGTTTGTTTCAGGGAGCGTCCCTATGCCTCCACCTGATGGCGGATTGTCGTCGATCAGGCCGCTGAACGACACCAGGGGCCCTGATAGAGTCATGCTGTCAGCGTTAATATCAGACGACTCAGGCGACGTTTGGGCCATATCTAGCCCGCTACCGCTGGACGTGCCGCCAACTTCGGTTGAGTTAAACCAGTTTTCGCTACGATGATCGCCGGACACGTCCGCACCAGGCGAGAAAACGTTACAGGAGAATTTGGTGCCAAGCGAGGTTGCAGGGCTCGAACCAACGCGAATATCACCGTTTGTAAAGGCGATATTACCCACCCCCAGGCAAACAAACATTTCAACGATCATGCGAGTCGGGTCATTTGGGTCAAACCGTGTAACCGGCTGCACCACGTAATCAGGGTAAATGCGATAGCGGCCAAACAGCTCGCGGATCGCATCGCCCAGTTTTGCGGTGTTTGCTTTTGCCGGGTTTAAATCGAGTCCAAGGCCATTTGTAGATGAATAACCTCCCCCCTTATCCATCGTGGACATCATGTAAATGGAATAGGCAGCAGAAGCAACCGCGACGGCTATCGCTGCCCAGGCAGCAATTTCAAGGCCAGTACCGTAGGGAACCGGAAACATTTTAATATCGCTTTCTGGCTTTAACAGGCACAAAGGCCACTCATTTGGAGGAAGGGGCTTACCATTTAATTCAACGGCAATCGGATGTTTGGTTGCCTCCGCGTAATCCTTGACGTTTTTCAACATCCAATCGTGCAAAGTCAGCGTACCATGCTCGTGCTTCTCCAGCGGCTCACCCGGCAGCCGGGAAGGAAAAATGCGGATCGTCATCGCCAGAACTCCACCTTGATAAACCGGCGCTTAAACCGCCATACGGGCATAAACGTTACGTTTGAACCGGGATTGCATTCGGCGACCTGCAGCTGATTGTCCAGCATCACCACAACGCCTACGTGAGTCACGATGGAGCCTGAGTAACAAGCCACCCCTGCACCCTCGCAAGGTTCGCAGCGCTCGAGGCGAAGCATCAGTTTTCTCGCCTCGCGGTCGAGGCCACCACCATCTTTCGTCACACCGGAAAAATCTGGCCATTCGGGTAATCCGAGATCCTGCCGGATATCATTCACGATGCCAAAGCAGTCGAGCTGCGGGTACACTCTGCCGCCCTTCAGCCAGGTGACTGAACGGTATTTGTCAGGGTTGAACATTGAGGGACCTCAACTCATGTAGCGTAAACCGGGGAATTCATTCAGCGTGTAGCGGAAACGGGGCCATGCGGTATCGAGCACATTCATGTAGCCGGCGGTGATTTGCGCCTGTATTGCCGTCCAGGAGCCCGATTTGATCGCCAGGGTGTATGGCACAGTCGCCGGCGCACTCAGGTCAGTGGAAACATACTGCCGATATGTCAGCGAGCCGATTTCAAGATTTGCGAGGGCTTTACGAATAGCAGTACTCACCTCGCCATCGATATTACTGATAGCAAACTGCAAATCCTGGGTGCCGTCACTATTTCTAGCTGGTAGGGCGATATCAATGCCCGCAGCAGAAAAGGTAAGCACATCACCATTTTCAACCGTTGCTGTTATATCCTCATAACCCTTACAGAAAAAATAGACTGTAGAACCAATATTAATTTGCAGGGTTTCAATGATGACCTCAGAGCCACTACTGGCATAAAGCCGATTAAGAATCGTCATGTTTAGGCCACTCCCTATTAAGCGCGATATCGAGTAATGAGCTGCCAATAATCCACTCAGGATAATTCCCCCACGGAACCGGAATAAGAGGACGTTCCCACAGCTCCAGCGTCGCTGAATACCGCCAGGAAAGCGGGGGCACCAGCACTGGCCCTTGATAGATATCCTTAAAACGGCATTTGTAGAACTTAACCCCTGCAGGGGTTTGCAGTTTCATCATGAACCACGCAGCACCATCGGAAAGCGTATCCCGGAACCAGGATTCAAATGCCAGCCCCTGAGCATCCGTTTCCATAAACCATGCAACATTATTTTCGGTAGGTGTTGAGGTATATCCCCGGCGCTGGCGCGAACGACCTGTGGTAAGCGGAGTCCGTTTTAACGGGCTGATCGGCTGGAATCCGTACCCATCCTGAAGCGGCATGGGGAGGGAATCGTGGGGGTAGTAGATATCAGGCATTATCCCTGCCTCCTGCCAGTGTTATAGCCACCAGTTAGCGCCTTATGTACCTGCCCAACCCCTTTAGCGAGATCATTAGCTACCTGCTGATAACCTTGCTTGGCACCATCGCGAGCGGCCCGTTGTACAAGCATCACAGTCGCATCAGACGGGTTCCCGTTAATGGTTATTGGCGGCACAGTAACGGTAGGCTGGATTACAGTCGTTTGCTGATTATTGCTGACGTTCTGCACGCCTGTACCGTACCCAGAGCGCCCCAAGGTTGCATCAAGCGGTTGCCCGTTTCGTAGCGCTTCAAGGTTTGAAACCCCGATCCGGTTCGTGGATGCCTGATCAAAGATATATTCCCCCTTATGGACGACACCAGCAGGCTGATATTTACCACCGGGACCGGTATAGCCACCGGCAGCAAAGCCTGTATCGGCAACGGCTTTAATATTGGAAACAATGCTTGCGGTTTCCATTGCCACCGATGCCATTGCTATCAGGTTTGATGGGAAAGGCATATTTGCAGCCTGTGCAATACCAGCGTTAATAGACACTACAGATTGTGCAATGGCATAAGCTTTACTGGCCGCGAATGCAGCTTTGTATATTCCTGATTGCTCACCAAAACCATTAGCCAGAATACTCAACCCGCTATCCATCATGCTTTGCGTAGTGCTGGTAATGATGGCGTTTTTCTGGGCTTCTATAACCGCAGCAGCATTTGCAGCATCAGCACGGGTTTTTTGCATCCTGGCCTCACCCTCGGCCGTTATGACACTGGCCTTTACATATGCCTCTTCCTGACGAGCAAGCCACGCGTCCAAATCTTTTTGGGCCTGATCGAGTTGGCTATATTGCTGTTGCATCCCTCCAAATGTGCCAGACAGTTGCCCGCCGGTCGGTGTGGCATTGCCCACAACGCTACGCACTGTAGATGGCAGTTGGTTATCGGTGTTTTGATAGATATCTGCGCGGGTCTTTTCGTATTCACCGGGCTTCAGCCGCCCGGTTGCTTTTGCCTTCTCCAGAAGCTCAAGGCGGGTTTTAAGCAGATCGTTAGTCTGTTCATCCTTAGACTTAACCTGCTCCTGCATTTTCCGGTAGTCGTCCAGCGTCTTGACAGAGTTTTGCAGAGCCTCCTGCTGCTTATAGGCCTGCAAAATTTCATCAGAACGGGAAAGGATCGACTTCTGGTCGGCTGTGAGCTGCGTTTTAGATTTGAGGTCAGCGATCTGCTGTTCGAACTTAAACCGTGCCTGCGTCGCGCTGTTCAGCTTGTCGCCGGCGTCTAGCTGCGACTGCATAGCGGCAGTCTGCTGGTTTATCTGGTCAAGGAGTCGGGTTGCAGCGTCCTCGGAGTAGGATTTACCCTTTGGCGTTTTTGGTGCTTTTGGGTCTTTATACATCTCGTTAATGCGGGAAACGTTTTTAGCGTATTGCTCCGCCGTGATTGCGCCAGCCTTCAGGAACTCGCTCTGCTGCTTGATGGCTTGGTTGCGTTTATCTGCATTGCTGAGATATTGCTGATTAACACGGTCCGCCTCCTGCTGAGTTTTAATGCGCTTCTGTTCTGCTTTGTCGTGGTCTGACAATATTCCATTTAGCGTATCTTCAGCTGTGATTTGCGACTGAATGGCGTCCCTTTGCTTGAGCATTTCAGGAAGGTTGCTAAATCGAGCATTAAACCCATTCCAGAACCCACCTTCAGCCTGTCCTTTCTGCGCTTCAGCGATATTTTCGTTTAAGGTGGCTAGCTTATCGGCGAGGGTTTGCTCACGTCCGACATTAAGCATGGCATCCCAGGCACCTTTCGCGGTTTTACCCAAAGAGTCCCACGCGCTTTCAAGAAGACCTAAATTTTCATGAATGTCACTTGCCCGTTGCTGCATGGTGTTGGCGTAGGCATCAGTCGCGACACGAGCGGCCTCCTGCTGATTTCCCTCGTCCTGCAGGGCTTTAATCTGGTTGTACGTTGCCAGTGTAAGAAAGTGGTACTCATCGTTTAGTTTAGTGATGGCTGCTACCGGGTCAGAAGCAATATCGTTGAAGTCACCCACAAGCTTTTCAGTGGCGATACCCGTTGCATCACTGATTTTAACGACGGCAGTAGTCACGCGCTCCAGTGAATCTCCAGCCACTTTCCCGGCAGATACAAGTTGGTTAAGGACTGAAGCCGCAGCTCCGGTAGTTGAGTCGGTAGTCACGCCAACGCGGGCAGCCATATCGGCCAGTTGACCGGATGTTTTGCCGACCTGATTACCGGTCATGGTGAGAGACTTATAAAACTCATCCTGTTCTTGGGAGCCTTTGTAATACGCCAGGCCCAATACACCTACAGCCGCAGCAGCCAAAGTGAAAGGATTGATCAGCCCAGTGACGTAGCCGCCAACACCTTTAATCGCCGGTCCAATGCCGCCGAACATATCTTTCAGTTGGCCGCCCTGCTGCATGAGCACCATGAACGGGCTTTGACCGGTTGACAGGCCGACTACGATATCAGTCATCTGAGCGGGGATCATGCGCATAGCGTTGGCAGTCTGAGCGGCAGACTGTCCCGTCCTACCCAGTTGCGTCTGGGTTTTCTCCAACGCATCACGGGACTCCGAAAGTTTGCTGTTCAGGCGATCGTATGCCAGTGGTGACAACATCCCTGATGCTTTGGCGCTATCTAACTGCCGCTGCTGTTCGTTCAGACGTCGAAATGCTTCCCCTACGGGATCTATCTGAGCCTCCAGGCGTCGCAGCGCGGCAACCTGCTCGTCATGAGCTTTTGCAGCTTCACGTTCCGCCTGAGCAGCCCCGTTTACCTCCCGGCGAGTCTCCTGTAGTTTTTTGCTGTAGGTATCGTATTGCGAAGGATTTATTTTCCCAGACTCAAGAGCCGCGTTCAGGTCACTTTGCTGTTGATCTAAATTACGAAGGGCCGCTGTCAGCGGGTCAATGCGGTCAATCATGCGCTGGAATGCCTGCGCCTGAGCCTCCTGCTGTGCGGCTGCTAATTTTCCTGCCTTTTCTGCTTCGCGCTGGGCTTGGGCTACACCGCTTAATTCCTCAGTGGTGTCGTTCAGCATTTTGGATAATGAGCGAAACTCTTCTTCGTCAATTAGCCCCTTATCAAAGTATTTTTTTAGCTCGCTAAAACGACGACCGACGGTATTGATAGCGGCGCCGATAGGATCAATAGCGGCACGCAGCTTATTAAGAGCTTCCTTTTCTTCATCAGTTGCTCGGGATACTTTGGTGATGGTGGCGACAGCCTGATCCCCGGATTGGGTCATCTTATCGAGCGCAACCGCGAGGCTGTCTGCTTTTTTCTCAGCCCCTGAGCTGTCGATAATAATAGCCAGACGGGATGTTTGTTCTGTCATTTATACCTTTCTCCGGGCAATAAAAAACCCGCAAATTAAGCGGGTTACGAAATGTATAAGCAATGATAATCAGTGAAGGTTATCTACAGCCCCGAGTGAGCTACTGCAACTTAACCCCTCCCATAACAAACCGTTTATCATCTCTGTTATAGGCTTCAAAATTTAAGGATTTTCCTTCGTTGGATCTCACGACATTTACTTTGCCATGCTCTCCACCTACGCCTTTCATCGTGAAAGAAGTGGTCTCCTGGCCGGCAAAGGTGTTACTGCTGATATCACTTTGATAGTAAGCATTACCGTCAATAATCATATCTGCCCGCCCACTATTATGCAGGTACAGCTTGGTATGATGCCATTTTCCTGTCCCGGTCAAATCGCCAGTAAGAAATTCGCAGTTAAAAGAAACATCACCTTTTTTACATTCGGAAGCCATTTCCTCTTGACCGGTGGCTATCATCTCAGCAATAGATAGCGGATCTTTAGGGGAAAGCAACTTTGATATTTGAAACTTGTCATCACAGCCCAACAATGCCATTAAACTAAGCCCGACCACCAAAACCTTTTTCACGCCCCTTCCCCCATAAGAAAAAGCCCAACCATGGGCCAGAGTTACTAATTTGTATTAAAGTTTTTCGTCAGTTTAAAGGTAATTGATTGATTATTGGCATCCATTACGTCCAGTATCGCACCCTTATAACGTATCGTTTTGGACTCAGAAAGATCGTACTCGACTTCATTAGAGAAAGCGGCCCGAGCCATCCCCCCTTGGAACTCTCTATAACCAATATTAATTTTGTTACCCACCTTTCCGTTGTAGATAAGGGTTTGCTGGAAGGAGGATTGTTGCTCAGTCTGGAATTTTACTTTCGTAAATGGCTTACCTGTATCGCACTTGGTCCCACCGTAGATCGTGACAATACAAATTTCGCCATTCTTCATGAGCTGTATGCTTTGTGTGGGATCATTAACCATGAAACGGTTTGGAACTACTGCACCAGATGTTCTTTCTACATTGGAGAAAAATTCGGATTTTGAATCCTCTCCAATCTTGACGTAGTCCCCTGCCGGGATTGTATAAACACCGATTGAGCCTATAACCACAGCCTGATTGAAATGAATTGCATCGATGCTAGCATCAACTCCCTGCCTAACCATATCCTCACCAACATAGGTAGTTGTTACGGTGTTTAACGGCGGGATACTGATTTGCTTAGTTTGAGGTACATAGTTGCGGGCCGGCGTTGTACACCCAGATAAAAGCACCGCCCCTAATGCCACTGCCATTATTTTTTTCATTCCATGCTTCCTTTGATTACAATCGGAAATATCCTAACACATGAATTATGCTGGGCAACGCGATGATCATTTGGTTTTACTCTGCCGCTTCTGCTCTGTCGCCCAGACATCGCGCCAGGCATCATCCAGCGCCATTATCGCAGCATCGAACTCTGTACGGTCAATCAGGACAGCGCGCGAAGCCAGGTAGCTCTCAATATCGCCCAACGAAAGCGGCAGCGGCACGCCAGCCATGCCGACGTATTGCCGCGATCGGGATATGATGGCGTAGGCGTTAAGAACTTCTGCTGTTACACCGTCGATCTCAGGTTCGGGGATGGCAGGTAAGCCAAGTTTTTCGCGTTTCCACTTAGCCTTATCTCCCCTTTCCCCAGCAAACTCACTTAACCATTTCTGCGCCTCTAAGGCTTTCCCACGGTCTCCTGAGTTTGCTGCTCTTTACCCTGAGCAATGTTTGCGGCCTCAGCCAGTATCAGCCAGTATAGCGCCGGGTGCTGTTTCAGCATGGCGGCCCCGAGTTCCGGTGTATAGTCGATCGCAACCTCCACACCATCCACCAGCTCGCCGACGCCTTCCCACCCTTTCAGCAAATAGCGGGCACAGTTATCGATTAGCAGATCATCAACTGAATCGATGTCGCTGACGGACGCGAGATCAAAATTCTTGGTACCGACCTGATAACCGGCGTCCATTTTATCGATATGACGGCGAACGAGCGCGTTACGTGATCGATATTGAGGATTCTCGCTACTGGCCACCAGCAGGCGGAGTTTAAACAACGACTCTTCCTCAGGGGTGTATTTCCTTTTGCTGTCCTCAGGCTTTTTGTATGGGAAAAACCAGCGCTCGCCGTTGAGGTCAATTTTCGGGGTGATGATCAGCATAAAAACTCCATGAAAAAGCCCGAACCGCGATACTCAGCGGAACGGGTCAGGAAAATTAAGGGGCCGTGACGGTAATTACTGAGGTTGCGGTAAAGGTCCGTGCTTTGCCGGTTATAGTCGCGGTACCGGCAGCATTACGCGTGACTTGTGCTGTTTTCTGGCCGGTTGAAACCACGCTGGCAATCGCTGGATCCGAAGAGGTCCATACAACGGTGTCACTAGAGTCCGCCGGAGTTAAAGTGGCGGTAAGGTTCACAGTGGAGGCAATAGCACCGGAGGACGTCGCCGGCGCTACGCTAATGGCCGTTGCCGGTACGGTAGGAACGCGGGTGATCGTCGGCGGCGTATTGGCTGCCGTGATATCGAGTTGAACCTGAACGATATCGGTATTGCCAGCGTCCGGCCAGTCGCCGGATATCTGAACCTCAGGAAAATCGAAGGTATATTTTCCTTCAGCATTTCCCAGGGTGAAGCTGAACGGCACCGTTTCGCCGGTGAAGGTTTTTTTATAGACCTCCCAGGCTGCTTTTGACCACGAAAGCGTGACCTGCCCGGAGGGCGTAAAAGTCGTTTGTATGTTGGCGCCGGCGAACGCCGAACCAGTGCCGACACAGCGCTGCACCTGCATGTTGTTGTTGAACTGGATATTGAAGGTATCGACGCAGAAGCCGGTACCGCCATCAACACCATTCAGCCTGATATTTGTGACCTCCTTGAATGAATATCGCAGCGCGCCGGCGGTATCCACTGGCGTGGTGAAATAGCTGGTGTCATCCCCTTTCGTTTCCCAGTCCAGACCGGCAAACGTGATGGTCGCGGTAATGTCCCCATCGCCCGGGATTTCCATCTGGAAAGTACCGACCTGGCAGCCGCGGGCAATCTGAGCGATCCCCACGTCGCCGGCATAGGTAGCCACTGAAAAAGTGATGCGCCCGTTGCCCATAGTCAGCACGTTGTTTATCCATTCAGCGCCGAAGCAACTGGCAAGAAAATCATCGTGCTGATTCCAGCGAAACCTCGTGCCAACATCGCCGCCGACATCTACCGTACCGCGGGACACGCCCTGCGCCATGCGGTCGCCGCCGATTTCGTCATTATCATTGGTGTTCTGCGTTGGCTTCACACCAAACGAGGTACGGCGTAGCAGACTCCATGAGCCCGCGGTAGGTGTGATGCCTGGGGTTGTCTCGCGAATTACCGCGGATACTACTTTTGCACCTGAGCTCACAGGAGCCTCCTGTTTTTTGTGCGCTACAGAGCGCGATAAGGGATTTGAAGATTTAGCTGTGACCAGCCATCGGTTTCACCGGCGGGCACAGCTGAGACGGCGAAATAACTCAGCCTTCCGTCGTCCTGAAACTCGAAAAGCTCGGTTAATTTGTCTGCCGTCTGGGTAGTCATAAGCGTTCCGGAGCCTGCCGGGACGAAGAGCTGGATAATGAGTACACCGGTCCTGTGAACTACCGGCCCCGCCCCGATTTCGGTTGCACCTGCCTGCCCTGATATGTTGGTGAGACGGGCCCAGATGCTGCGACCGCTGGGGTCGAATACCGGGCCATTGGGGTAATCCACTGCATCAGAGGCAATAGCGGTTTGCGCCGCCATTCGGGAAATGACAGCGTTTCTGATTTCTGTGAGGGTCATTTGTAGGCCTGAATCACACCATTAAACGAAACGGCATAGACGCCAGTCGGCGCCTGTGTTGAGTGACCGTTCTCCAGAGGCACGGAGTACGGGAGGTTTGACTGGATATAAATCACCGAGTAGGCCGGCGCCTGGTCGATGATGTTTTTTCCGTTGAGAAACGTCATCGTTCCTCGCGGGTCAGGTTCGACCGGTACCGAATAATCAGGCGCGCCAATACTCACGAAATGTGACGCCCTGAAAGTACCGGCGCGGTATTCTGCCGGGCGTCGGATATCCATCCCATCATTAACCTGCACTTTCTTCCTGAGCCGCCCGGTTTTCGTCAGGTTGGCAGGATCGGCATATAGGGATTCGTTCCACTCGCCCACCGCTTTGTTGTACTGGACTGCGGTGGCATTAATGGCCCACAGCTCAGGGTTCCCTACCGGCGACCGTTGCACGATTTCATTCAGCAGTTGAATGGCGATAGTTCGCTGGCGAAGCTTGATATCCTCGGCCACCAGCCCGGCAAACGTCGCCGGGTCGATACTCCAGCCCTTAGCCATATCACGCCCTCCGCAGTTGAATGGAGTACGCAGCCCCGGCGGAATCGGCAGCGGCCGTTATAACTTCATAGCGCTGTAGCACCTTGGTAATCGGGTCCGGCGCCGTGATGAAATGCCCGACTGCCGGCTTATCGTTCACTTCGTTAACCAGGGCGGTTAATTTAAGGTCACCGTGAAGAATGTTAACGCCATCGATACGGCGGAGTTTGTACCGCGCCAGAACACCGCGCCCTGAATAGGCCACCACCGTTTCGCTACCGGTTTCCGTTACCGGATCCCATGCACCGCGAACGGTGTAACTGCCGGTGAACACCTTAACCGCATCCTGCAGGTCGGTATCGAATGCTGCGGCGACTTCTCCCTGCAACTCATCACGTATACCCATCGCATTCACCACCGCTATGACGGAATGTAACGATCACAGAACCGCGAAGCCTACGGGTATAGATTTCACCATTTCGTTTAGCCCGCAATGGATGAGGTGCAAACTCAACAACCCCCTTTACCAGGTTCGCGTAAACGACATAATTGATCGGGTTTCCATTCACAAACACATCGCGAGGGCCGAGCCCATCACCGGCATAATGCACATCAGGATTTTGCATATCCCCCCCTTACCACCCGCACCTGAGACTGACTAACGCCATATGGCTTTAGCATTGCAAGCGCCAGCTGCAGATCAGAATCAAGCAATGCCGAGCTGTTGGTAGCGAGTTCTGCGAAGGTCTTCGAAACGCTGACATCGTCGGCATCCACTGTCTTACTCAGCAGCACGCCAGAATCGGTTTTCTGCTGATAAAGACCGCCATTTGAGGCCGCTAGCGCTGCGTAGGCTCCGGCCTGTGTCACATCGTCAGGAATGATGGTTTCGTGAGTTGCATTATTGCATGGCAGTTTCAGATTGAGGCCATTCATCCAGGTATTAGCCATCAGCACAGATTTGGCTTTTTTGCTTTCATCCGTCCAGGTGGCGCCCAGAATCGAATCGACGGCTTCTACGGTGATGAACGTAATCATGTATCACTCCGTTTCTTTCCAGCCGTGCGCCTTCCAGTTTTCCACTTCGTCAGGATGAACGTCTGCGGTGGTCGGCGCGCCGGGGAATGCTATGAAATCGGTAACCATCACCACCAGCTGCGGTGCCTGCGGTGCAGGAGTATTGGTATCAACCTGCGCGGTCGCAAGCTTTTCTGCTGCGCGTTCTGCGCGCTGTTCTTTGGTTAATCCAGCCATAATTACCCCAGAAAAAAGAAAGGGGCCGAAGCCCCATAATTGTTAACCAAGCAGCAAAACAGAATGCTCAGTTTTCACTGCCGCAACGCCCCAGGACAGACCAACTTCGTAACGCACCTGGCGGTACTGACGGTAGAGCGCAACCTGGTAAGTGATACCGGATACCGGGTCGGTAACGTTCATTACGTCATCAGCAGTATCCCCGCCCTGCGGCATCGCCGGGGTACGAGCCGCCAGCAGGAACGCATTGCGGTCAAATGCCATATTTGCGGTGTAGGAACCACCAGCAGTAATAGCGGCATTATCGGCCAGGGCCTGACGTAAGCCCGGAGCTGCCAGGGTGATGGTCGTGGCGGTCGCGGCAGCAACCAGGTATTTGTTGCTGTCGCCGGCAAACGTCACGATGTCACCGGCGCCAAAAGCACCAGTCCCGGTATCAATCGCAATCAGGATTTCGCCTTCAGCTTTTTCACCATTCACCAGATACCCGGCAGCCTGAGATGCAGCACGTTTCTTAACATGTGCAGATTCGTGGATGTTGAAACCTTCCAGACGCCCCACGATACCTTCACGCAGCAGCGCATCAGTGCCGGACTCGTTCACCTTGAACAGGACAGACTGTTTACCGCGGAGGTTAGCGATAGCCGATGAGCCGAGGATCATTTGCAGATCCGTAGTCGGGGAGCCGTTATCGGACAAGACCTGGCGCGCGTTTGCCGCATCAGACAAATCACCTGCGACCCCGAACGGAGCTGTACCGGCCGTACCGACAGCACGGGAGGAAGCGAAGTACAGAGCTGCAAGATCCGCGTCCATCTCATTTGCCAGCGCACGGAACGCCTGCTTGAACTGATCCGCAAGGATGGTGTTGTATGAACCCGCCGGCCCCAGCGCCAGCTGTTCCTCACCGTTCCATTTGACCGGAGCCATTTTGGATTTAGTGATTTTGACATCAACGGTGCCGATCGTCTGGTCGCCGTCATTCGGCGCCGTGGCTCCTGGCGTAATATCGACAGTAGTTGCCGCTGGCGCAACAGGAGCGGTTACTGTCTGGTCTTTCGCCGCCGCATCAGCTTTGGCATTGCGCGATACGGCCGGGATAAAACCGACCTGCTCGCGAGATACGGTATCCAGAGCCGTAAAGATAGTCGGGATCAACCCGGTAAGCGTGTTAGCCATGTGCATGGTTTCCTTGGAGATTAAGATTTAGGGTTGTTGAGCTATCCAGCTCTGGCACCAGCCGCCATCCGGCGACTGGCAAAAGAATTAATCGACGACGGTAATACCGTCTTTGAGGGTCGATTGCTGCTCCACCGGGCTCAGACTGGAGAACGCATCGCGTTTCATCGTTTTCTGCCCGAGTGCATGTTGAGACTGGCGAGAGCCACCACCCTGATTCCCGCTGGACTTCAGGATGTGGTCTTTCTGCGGGTACTGCTCTACCAGGAATTCCAGCGCCTCATCAAAGGCCGCCAACTCGCCCGGCTTAGAGCGGGAATAAATTTTGTTGCCTGTACCGTCGTAGGCAACGACTTTGCCATCCTCGACCTTGAACGATTGACCAAAGCGGGCCTGAAGCATGTCGGACGGAATTGCCACTTTATCTGCGATGAATTTCGAGCCAGAGAACCGACCGCCGATCATTTCCTGATAGAGCTGGCCTTCAAGGGTGGTCGCGCGCTGAGTGGCTTCATCGAGCTGAGTCTGGAACGATGCGGTGATATCCGCTTTCACCTGGTCAACGGCGCCAGCATCGATCAGCTTTTTCTGGTCGATTTTAGTCATCATGTCGAGCGCTTCGAGAGCCTTAGTTGGGTCACCGATTTTGGCAAATTTAGCCAGGTTGGCTTCGGCAGCCTCTTTGGCTTCACGATGAGATTTTGCCTCACCATTCAGGGCTGAAATTTTCCCCACCGCTTGGACGGCATCAAAACCGACCTCCTGGCCGTCGTCGTGGACGTAGACGGGCAGACCGCTCGCGTCAATTTCTGCATACTGCTTGCCGTTTACTTCTGCTGTCTTCAGTTTCATGTTGATACCTTTTCAGGGTCATCCGACCGTTGCACCGCTCACCATCCGGATTGCGGCAATAAAAAAGGCCGCCTGGAAGCAGCCTGTTTGAGGTTGTATGGAGAATTAAAGCCTGGCGTTACTGAATGCCTTTTCGTCATGTTCCCGTAGCTGGTCCAGCGTCAACCATTCGCCCCTGTCGTTGTAGAACTCATCAGGAGACATGCCTCCATCACGAATCAGCCTGGCGCGCGTCACGCCGACAATCTGGGACTGCCGCGTGAATGATTGTCGCGAGAACCAGCCCTGATAATCGGTATCCGCAGGCACCTGACCATCCATGCTGGCGCGGGAGCTATCTGATATTTGACCTACGGCAATACCGAGCTCGTCCGCAGATTTAAGGATGTACGTTTCGACGCTGCGACAGCAAAAGTGAATTTTCCCCGGCCCCTGCAGGTAGGGGATTTTGTGGCCGATGGGTTTACCATCCAGGGTGTATTTGAGGCGGTCACGAATCCGGCAATCTTTTGATGTCCGGTTATCCAAAGTGGATAGCCACTGCTTGCCCTTCAGAATGTCGTCGTTCGCCGTCGCAAAACTCTGGCGCGCAGTTGCCGCCAGATGCCCTACAGCTGTTTTGGCAATACTGCCGGCGTTTGACCGGCTCATTTGCAGCGCGCCGTCCTGGTAGCCACGGTTAGCATGGCCGCGAACCTTACGCGCAATCTGCTCCGTTGTATCGCCCAGCAGGAAGCCCTGCCTGACGGTATTGGTGATGCGTGTCATACGGTCGGCTTCAAGGCTGCTGGCCCACTCGCTTAGTAACCGCCCCTGAAACGGTCGGGCCATTGCCGCGGCATAAACGGCGTCCGGGGAAATGCCCACCAGCGGATGAAGCGCCAGCACATCATCAGGGATCGCAAACTGGAAGAGACTTAACTGAAATCCTGCCTCATGATGCGCCAACTCCTGCAGCTCACCGGCAAGGCTTTCGCTCATCGACTGCACCACATCACGATTTAGTGCCCTGACGCTGACCAGCAGAGATTCGAGCCTCGACACCGTGAAACTTTCAGCATCGAGAGTATCCATCGCCACCAGCAGCCGGACCGTCAGTTCTGTGTCGCTGTCATTCAGGATTTTTATCATCCTGTCCGCGAAGCCAGTACTGTACTGACTCACCCAAATCGCGTGAGCCAGGCTTTCGTCACTGAGTTTTTCATTCGCCGTTGCCATCTCAACCACCTGGATTATTCAGGCCGCCGGCCAGCGTCACCTGCTGGTTCCTCAGTTCGTCGATCACCTCTTCCGGTTTCGCGTCCGGGTCGATGAATTTCAGTGCCTGAAGCACGCGAACCGCATCAATTTGGCGAATATCTCCACCCTGCCGAAGTGACTGAACCGCCGTCGCGGTCGCAGAGTCGAATGTCTGTGCCGAAACATCCAGCTCGGTACGCACATCAACATTACCGCCCTCTTTTTCGTCCAGCCATTCCGCCATGATCTGCAGGATGTTATCTAGTGCGTCTTCCAGTGAGCTTGCCATCGTATAAAGAGGTGAATTCTCCTGCATGTGCTCTTCATGCGTCTGGTCATCAGATTTGGTTGAGGTGTTTTCGGCGCGCAGCAACTTTGCCCCAGCCTGGCGCATCTGGTTTTCCAGGTCTTCCAGTGAGTTTTTCCCGGAGCTGATGGCCGCGCCAGTATGTTCGACATATTCCAAGCCCTGCCGCTGGCGGTCTTCGAAACGAGTCGCAGTAGAAGAGCCGATCGTTAACGTTTCGTTATCGGCCAGACCGTAAGCCACCAGCAGCGGCACTCGCGCAACATGCAGGATATTGTCTTGCTCGCTCTGGCTCTGCCAGTGTTTGATGTTCAGCAATGCCAGATTCAGCAGTGGCGGAGAGCCCCGCATAAATCCTGTTCGCTTCGTGTAGAGCGTCACCAGGGGAATATCATCACGGCTGGTTTCCCACTCCTCGTGAATTTGCCACTGGCTTTCGCCGTTATCACCCTTGTTACGACGATAAATTTCGACTTTGCGGGGCATGATATGGCGAATTTGCTCTACCTTTGTCTGCCCGTAATCAGCGCCATCGACAACGATCACCTCTTTAATGCGCAGGTCGGTCAGTACCACCTTCCCTTTGTCCACTTTCGACTTCCAACCGATAACCTGCCGGGGATTGAGCATCGTGGCATATGGGCGTGAGCCTGCTGCTTTTTCGTCGGCTTTGGTTTTTACTGCCTCCGGGTCAACCTTCGGGAAATCCACCAGCGCATGCACCAGACCATACTGGAATCCGATACTGAAAAATTGCTGTGCCCAGACATCGATCCTGTTTCCTTCCATATCAATATCAGGCGCCAACTCCTGTATTGTTTCAGGCGTGTCTTCACTCAGAACCGTGGGCTCAGCAAATACCCGCCCAATATTCTGTTTAATGGCTTCTTCATAGGCAGGGAGCAAGGTTGCAACCGCTAATCGTTCTTTGTAGCTGTCAGGGTCTTCATTAGGCCACTTAGGGAGATACGTCGCCCCCTGGCGCCGCATTTCGAGCGTGCCGCCCATCAACGCATCGTTGATATCCCACGCCTCTATCATGTCGTTGTAATCGAGATTGGGTGTTGAAATATCTGGCATGGTTTTACATCCGAAGTGGTGTTGATTTGCCTGTCGGTTTGATGATCGGGAACTGTTTCACGATGAAGTAGCCGCCGGCATCGTTGGGGTGATCGTTATCGGCCGATTTATCCGGCTCCCCGTTCTCGCCCCATACCTGCTGTTCGAGCGATTCCGTATAGACCGGACACCGCTTCACATTTACTTTGTAGCGACGCTCACCGTTGCCGTTACAGAACATGGCATTCATCGAATTGATACGGTCTTTCACCGGCGGGTTTGAATTGTTCACAATCACGTTAAAACCAGCCTGCTTGAGTTGGGCGATATCCGTAGTGCTGGCATGAGCTGATTTCCGAGAATCGCCAGAAGCGTCTGGGTAAATGTAGATTTCACGCACCTTTCGGTAGTCATGGCCGTCATACAGCCAGAACCGCTCTTTGATGATGCGAATGATGTCCGGGGTGTCATAAGCCTTGATGATTTCCGTTACTGCACAGGGAAGCCCGAGGCGGAGAACGTGAACAATGCCGGCCATTTTCCCCACGTTAAAATCCATACCGATATAAAGCGGCTCGCCGGGCTGCTCTTCTTCTTTGCAGTTATTCAACTTGCGGTCGAACTGGTGGTAAATCGTGCCGCTGGTCAGGTTGGTGAACAGGCCACGCAGGTACGCTTTAATCAACTCAGGCGGATAAGACTCCATCAGGGATGGAATGTAGTCCGCCGGCAAGTTCTTTTCGTTGTCGAAGGTTGAGGCCTGAACCAGTCCATATAGCGTTGAGAGCGAAGGTTTATCGCGCACCGCTTTTTTGAACTGCTGATAGACGAACTTAAACCCTTCCGGTGTCGTGGTGACGTCTATTCCGTTTCGCAGACCGGGAACGTTGTAACGCATACGGGCAATGATTTTCCGCCAGGCTAACTGCGCCTTTTTGGCGGGCATCACGTCCAGCTCATCAATCAGCGCGTTACCGATTTTAAAACCCACGATGGTTTGCGGTTTTTCCATCGAGCGGCAGATCGTTGTTCCGCGATACTGTCGCCCGGCATAGAAGTGAACCTCTTTGTTCCCCTCGTTGATTTTGACATTCAGCCCCCAGTCAAAGGCCACCTCTTCAACAGTGGGATAAAAGATGTCGCGGATCTGCGGATACGTCGGGGCAAAGTAGCCCTGGTTGATTTTAGGGTGTTCCCACATCCCCTTGCAGATACCGCCGCAGCCGACCCACGTCTTACCGCTGTTATGATGAATCGCCCCGTCAGCAGTAACGTAGCAGTTATTGTCGAGCACCTGGAGGTCAAAATATGGCTCAGCTTTCGACAGCCGTGATACACTCAATATGTTGCAGGTTTCGATTAAGGAGTTTAATTTTGACCCCTCTAGACCATGTAATTTGCGATTTGGCACATCCAGACCGAACTGTTTCGGAAGTGGCTGCGTTAGCTGGTTGTGACCGCAGCCATGTTTACCGCTGTATATCTCGGTACGGACTAACCCTGAAACAGCGTCAGAAGCCAGCCCCGCGGGAAAGCGCGAAAGACAAAATTCTTGCTCTTGCTGATGGCTGCAGAACGTCAGCAGAGATCGCAGAGAAGGTTGGTTGCACGGAAAAGCACGTTCAAAACGTTCTCCGGGTTCACAATGCTGACCGCCTACCTCAAGGTGCCCGAAGCGGGGAGCAAAATCACGGCTTTCGCGGCGGCCGTATTGTTGATCTGGATGGGTATGCCATTGTTCAAGCGCCAGCGAATCATCCACATGCGCGCCGTACCGGTCTGATATCAGAGCATCGTATGATTGCTGAGAAGAAACTCGGGCGTTATCTGCTGCCGACAGAAGTAGTTGACCATATCGACGGGCTTCATCTGCATAACGCCCCAAGCAATCTGCGAGTTTTTGATTCAAACGCTGATCACCTGCGTGCAACGATCTCGGGACAGAGGCCAAACTGGTCAGCAGAAGGCTTTGCGAAGATGCAAATACCTTCACCGATTCGTCCAAACTATCCACAGATCGATAGCTACCGTCAGCGCAGAGAATGCGGTGATGTCCGCTTGCTACAAATTCTCCTCGCTGCGTCACAATTCGGTATAGATTCGCCACACCTTTTGGGTACGCACCACCACTTAGCGAAAGCTCAAATCGATTATTCTCAGCCGACCATGATAAAACTCTCATTGGCCGAGTTATTTCCTGAATGGGCATAATCCCAAATTCTGTAACTATAGGCGTACTTCCCCGCAAGCATCCAAACCCGGCCACGTAGGCTTTAAATTTGTGCTCCATTGCGAGGAATCGGGCCTGAGGGATGTTAAGCGTCGGCGATATCATCGTCTCCCTCCACTCTCGCATCCACGACGTTGATATTGATCGCTACCGGCGTTGGTTCGTCATCCTCCGGGTCAGCAGCCAGCTCTTTGCGTAATTTTTCAACCTCCAGCTGCCGGCGCTCAATTTCAATCAGCTGCAGACGCTGGGCGAATTCACTATCAGCCAAGCCGAGACGTTTCATTACCGCCTCGTACATACGCTCACGGCTGATGGCGGTTATCTCCACACCGTTCTTTCCGAGCTTCACGCCGGAATAGGCAAGCGCAGCATCAGGCGCCAGTTTGCGCGTATCGGCGAAGAAAGGCTGCCCTATGCCATCGCCATTGCAGCGGGGGCATTCCGGGTTAGGTGCGCTGGTGTGGTCGTAACCGTAGCCGCCATCATCCAATGGCTCGCGACGTTTTCGCTCAAGCGCTTCGAGCCGCTTCTCTTCATACTCCACCGCATCGCGCCATTGATACTGGTGACCGAAGCCCCAGCAGTAACGACAACTTCCGCGGCGATATTGTGAAAGCTGATTGGCATCGAAGGTGGCAAGCTGCCACATCTGTTCAAGCACTTCATCCGCGCTGCCGAGCATGCGCACAATAGACGCTTTCTGCTGCTGCGCAATGGCCTGCGCAACTGAAGTTTTCTGAAGCAGCTGATAACCGATTTGTTCTGCGGTCTTTTTGCTGTACCCGGCGCGAATGGCGGCCTGCGTGGCGTTATTGTCCTTCAGGTATTCCGCGACAAATAGGCGCTGCTGAGCGGTGAGACCATCATCATCCACCAGCTCTTCTGCGCACTTTTCCTTTTGCGCAGTGCGCAATTTCTTTTGCGCTGGTTTTTGCGCAGTTTGCGCAGAAGGTTTTTTGATATATCGACGGGCGGTAGCGTAGTTCAGTCCCTGCGCTTCACACCAATCCTTCGGTGATACGCCGGTTACGGCATGATCGGACAGGAACCGTTTCTGAAGCTCGCCCCAGTCCGGTTTTGCCATAAATATCCCTAGCCTTTATGAAGTTGTCAGTACATATTGGTTATGCAAATCAATGGGATGCTAGTGACGGCGAAACACTAATTTGTAAGTTATGATCATGCATTATTTTGATATGGAGGACTAAATGTCTGAAAAATTGGAAGATGGCACTGTTGTCCAACTAAAGTCTGGTGGACCACTGATGACCGTAAGCTACTTTGATGATGAAAGAGGTCAATATTATTGCGAATGGTTCGTTAAAGATGAACGGAAATCTGGTTTTTTCAGCGGAACCTCTCTCGCCAAGTCTGATTACTGAGAATCAGTAATCTTAATGCTACATTATCGAAGCCACTCTTCGGAATGGCTTCTGTAATGCCAATAAAAAAGGCCGCATCCGCGACCTTGGTCTTTGTATATTTTTCAAACCTTACTGGCTCAGTCATGTATAGAACCAGCCCAACACACCAACAACAATTGCAATGATGATAAACGTGATTGCTGTTTTCCTCATTAACACACCGAAAAATGCAAATGACATCCCGGCACACAGAACTATCAAAACTGGCCACATGCTGAGTAAAAGCAATAAGTAAGCCTCGATGTTGCTGTGAATAATCATATTTACCCCAAAAATCCGAAAATCTGACCTTCCATAGCTCTTACACTTCATCACATGAGAATATGTAACTGCCCCTGATGTAATTCGGACATTATCACAGACACTCAGTGAAAGCCTGTTGTAATGCCATCAGCCGTTTTGCTTAGCATCAAACCGCGCCAGGGTCTCGGTAACAACCTTTCCTCTTCCAAAATTAGCTTTAGTCATTTGTTGCCATATCCCTCGCACAAAAAGCAAGTAACCACAGGGCAAGGAAGGTTATAAAGTGAGCTATCCCCTGTCCTATAGTGTATGGTTAGCAATCACTCACTAAGGATAAACTCCATGTCGACGCTCAAAGACAAGATACGTACACTCAGACCTTTAAAAAGCACCTGCCCTCACTGCTCTCGCCAGTCAACATACACACTATCGAGAATAAAAAATGATGTAACGTTAATCTGTCCCTACTGCGGAAACATTTTCCTTCCCTCTGAAAGTAAACCTATTAAGTAACTGATTAACTGTTCTCCTGAAGCTTGATCGGCACTTAGGCTTCAGTTCAGGTAAACGAAACTACTGTCCACTTTCAAGATTTAAACCGGCACTCTCTATACGTTGTGGAGAACATTATCGAGCCAACTCGCAAGGTGGCTCTGTAATGCCCTACTCAGCCGGGATGATATCGATGAAATACTCTTTACCCTGCTCAAACTGTTCTGCTGCTGCAGGGTTAGAGATGACCATTTGAAGTTGACCGCTGGGGGTATACTTCGACCAGGTTTCGTTCTCCGTGCTGCCAGTCGTTACCGCGATAAGGTGGACAACAGCCGAAGAGTTATCCGGCGATTTATTGATGCTGTTACATTGAAATTTTGCACGTACTGACATGGCTTTATCCTTGAGTAGGTATTGCTGGTTTGTTATCCCTTAGTGGGGTTAACGGCTTGCGCTGCTCTTTCTTTTTCCGCCTTCCTGATGTCGGCTTTATCAAGGTTGCAATGGCCCAGCGCCGACAGCAGGCTGACGTTCAAATCCAGGCTTTGGCCCCACGTCATTTTGTCGGGGATGTCGGGATATGGCGTTTCAGCTGTCAGGCTGGCCGGTAGTGGCACCACCGGCACCTTGACGTAAACGGTCTTTGTATTGCTGCAACCGCTTAACTGCGCTAACAGGAATATCACGGGGAGCGCAATCATCATTCGCAACAGAAACTCGGATGTCAGCCGAGGCTCCCGATGCGTCCAGTACGATCTGCTCTTTAGCATGCTGGTTAGCCTCTGCGATGGAATTGAATATGCTCATGGTGGTCAGGACGTTTGAGGTGATGTCCTGCGCTGTGTTTACCTGTTGCTCTGCGGTTTTAGCTCGGGTTTCCTGCTCCGCAGCGGCGCTGTGGTAATGCATCGCCAACCACCCAAGACAAACGATCAGGCAGATAATTACTGCGCTGATAATGGCGGTTAAGCGGCTCATTTCACACCGTCCAGACAGAGCTGTTTTTCTGCTGCTCGACGGGTCACCAGGCCGGGGAGGACTTTCCCGCCGCCGTATACCCAGCGAGGGAACTGGTTACATGCCTGCGTCACCTGACCTTTTCCCAGCAGCGCAAACAGCGTTGATTTCTGCATATTGGCGCAGCCGGCATTAAAGGTTATCGAGGTGACAGCTGAAAACGTGTTGTCGCTTAGCCGGCGGCCATTACTGTAGGTGTTAACGCAGCGCTCAGCCTCAAGGATATTTCGCTCCCAGTCAGCGGCGATCTGTTTGTCGGTTTTGCGAACGCCGACCTTAACACCGTGGGTATTTCCGATGCCATCAGTCAGCACGGCAGCCGGGCAAACATACGGATCACGCCGACAGCCTTCAGCATTACCAATCAGCTCGAGGCCTCGCTCATTGGTCCGCACGTTACCGGCATTCAGCACAATTGCGATAATCGCGCCGACAGAACAAACCGCACCGGCAGTACCGGCTCTCTTAGTCAGTTGCGCCATCGTTGTTTATCCTGTTCATTGATTCGGTAATGACTTCCGCCGATGAGGGCCTCTCATGTACGGGCTTCTGCTGCGCGCCATGGAGATAATCAGCTAGCAGTTGCGTGCGTTTACTGTCTTCGCTGCGCTCTTTCCTCGCATCCATTCGACCCAGCACAAACGACGCGAGAGAAATCACCACGCCGATAAAACCAAAGAGGATATAAACCATGTCCTGGGTAGTAATCCCCAGCATCGAGGCAACAGCAGCCAGCCACGCAAAGAAATGGGTAACGATATTCTCGTTCTGGTTATTCATTTTCATGGTCTCTCACCTCGCGTAGTTAGCGGGTGCTGTCTGTAGTCAGGAAAGGGTCAGGCTTCACGGGGCTGGAAGCTTGGCTGCCCCAGTTCTTTCCCCGTTAGCCTTATGCATGGAATGGCCGCCAGATGGATTTACGACAAAACACAGAGTGAGTGACGTTCTGGCGACCAGAATAGAAAAGGCCCGCAGATGCGAGCCCCAGAAAAGCAAAAATCCCGACGGGTGGCAGGGTTTCGATGATTAGGCGGTGTGTCGAAGTGACCACTCCTAACAGATTACGATAGTTTTTGCGTACGCGTTAGCAATTTATTACAATTCTCCCGTACTGATTCTAACCTAAGGTCATTTATGAATTTCTCTAACTCTAAGAAAGATGGACTGACAAAAAAATGTTTAGTCAGGGGTTTCAAAGTAAACACAACATCCACTGATATTCTCTTTGACCAAATCGCAAAGTCTACAGCCTTTAAAGTCGACGCGGTTATCAAGATCAGTACAGAGAAACACCTCATGCTGAAGGCATTTGAAACTAGCAACAATCTCCACTATCTTCACCTAGCCCTTTACAATCCGAAAGCGCAAGTTTCAATCACCCCGCTAAAAAAAGCAGCAAGCGATCTGCTTGATGTAGAAAACCTCGATGACCTTCATGCATTCTTAATGATTAAGGACAACCGAATTGCATCATTAATGCAGATCTCAACTAATTGGTGCGAAGTTAAAATTGCAAAAATCCTTAAGGGATTTGGCATATCAGTAACTCCAACATCTATTTTGAAAAATAATGTCATCCAAAAAATTAAAGACGACAAATTAAAGGCTCTTCATCTTAACATTGACGTAGAAGAATCGGATTTCGTTAAGGCTCCTGGGTTGATAGAATCAATCTTTAATAAAGAGCCAAAAATCAGAGCTAAGGGAATATCTGGACACTTAACTATCGATGCCAAAGGAAATGCCGAATTAGCTCAATCCATAGAAAACGATACCGCAAACTGGGTTAATGATCTTGATAGAGATTTTTACATTGAAACGAAAAAAGGTGATAAATTTTATAGCGACGATCTGAAGCTTACCAGAACATACTTTACAGTCCCATATGGTTCTAAGTCTATAAATGCTAAATATGCAAAAGAAATCCTAGAGGATTTTGTAACAAAAGAGCTATAATGATAGTAAATTAAATGGAGGCTAAGATGCTAAAAAACATAAACACAACAGGGCTGATTGTATCAGCACTAAACATCATAGCCTCCTTAAGCTTCTCTGTTTTCCTAACGGGTAGCTTGACTAACAATACTGATGCTTTGAATCTTGTAGCTAACGTATTTTCAATTCTGTCTGGCTTTTTACTTTTAGTTATTACTATGTCCGGTGAAAACTCAACATTACTTAGCAACATGAGTGCGTTGGATGCTGCTAATCAAGAAAAAAGATTCTTGATGCGTTTTAACAAATACTATGCTCTCTTTTTACTTTACATACTTACATTGGCATTAATCTTTATCTTTTATTTAATAACAAAAGATAAAACAAACACCTCAACAATATTATCGAATATAAAATCCGTGATTGGACACTCAATTGCCTTCCTGACATGCTTCTCATTTATACAGTCAACTTTCATTCCACTTAAAATAAAAGAACTATTTAAAGAGAAGAGAGAATTTAATAAGAAGTAAGCTAAACCTTCAGCTTACTTCTCTTATGGTATATTTTGGTTATGTATATCAAAGCATATGTAGTACGCCGTCAACAAACCCCATTGCCGTCTGCAATTCCTTCCGGATGGTACCATCAGAACACTTTCGTTTCTTCGCAATGGTACGTAGTGAGATGCCAATTATAAAGTGAGCAATAATCAACTCATACTCTTCAGGCTTATACTTACGCAACCGAGATACACATCCATCAATCATGATCCCTTCATCATCATCGCACTGCAGGCGCGATTTTTTCCCATGAGGAAGCAGGCCTTTAAATCCCGCAGCTATTGGCTGCCAGTCAACACCGTTACCGTCAGCAGCAGCCCATGCGCCCCAGCAGTCTAATACTTCATACATATCACGCATTGTTCTGTACTCCTGTTTTATTCATGCTTTCGCTAATCTGCATGCCCTGGGGGCTGAAGTGTTTGAGTGATGCTTCGAGTTTCATGCTTTCAGTAGCCCCTCTTTTTTCCATATGGCCAAAGTCCTGAGCACACCTTCTGCATGCATCAGGCGTAATTCATCGTGGGTGTAATCGGTGGTTTTTTTTCTGCCGTCGATCAGGTCATGACACCCGCAGCAGGCTATTGCCGCTTGGGTGTCATCGGGTTTGCACCCGGTACCACACGTCCCCGCCAGACGGTAATGCGCGAGAACACTGGTTTCCGGGTTGCCGTTGCAATAACCGGGGATCCGAACGGTACATTCGCGGCCACGAGCCGCTTTGCGAAGGTTTGCCATAATCACTCCCACATCCGATTACGCCAGCGGGAATCCGGGCGCGGAGGGTTCTTGTCCTCCACCAGCTGCGCGCTTACGGTCCAGGTTAGAAAGTCTGGGTTTAAACTGCGTTCAACCTTGATCCCCCGCTGCCGGTATTTAGCCACCAGCTCGTCTGCCTGGGCTGTTGTGCATTCGGTATGTGCGAACCATGATTTCTTCATAGTCATCACCCCGCGAAGCTCAGTAACTGGTTTGCGGCGTTCTCGACTTCTATCTGGCTGTTGAATGAACGGGAGAGTATCCAGCGCCAGAGAACATCCAACGACGCCTTGTACAATTCATGGAATTCGGTGTCGTCCATGCTGGAGAAAGAAATGCTACGGGGATGTTTTTTTAGCGTTCCGTCCGGCAGTTGTATGGCGTCATAATGCCCTGCCTCGACAATGACCCACGTCCGATAGGCGTCAAATGATTTACAGATGCTGATGCTACCGGCGCGTTTCTCGGCTACGCGATCGAGGTATTGTTCTGCGGCATCAAGGAGGGAGGATTCGTTACTGCCATAGGCGGCTAGAAAACTGGCGTAGCCATACACAAGCTTGCGCTCATTGGATGAGATCGCTCCGCCGGTAGGTTCCCAGTAGTCAAAGCCGAGATTGAGTAAAGCAAAGTAGCGGCGATGAAACGCCGGGTTGCGGACGAGTTTATAGTCGGCTTCCAGGACGGCGCCGAGCCTGCATTTTGATTGCAGAAATTCGCTGGTCTCCTGCGTTGCAGGGATCAGTATGCCTTGTGACTGCTTTATTAAGTGCAATTGCGCCATGGTTTCTCTCCGTGGCGCAGTAGGTTAACGGCTGTTCAGACCGTTGATTTCATATTATCAGAAGGTGTGATAATGCGGTAGCCAAGACGTTCAGCAAACCTCATAAATCCATTGAGCGTAAAGATTTCTTCGTCGGGCAGCAGTGGACGCATAGAAACCACTCCATTCGCCCTGTAAATTAAATGTCTTCCTGCGGAGGGGAAGCTAAAAAGAATAGCTCCATCTGATCTCCTGACAACATCATACCAGGAATGATCATCTGGAACCTCTAAACCATTACTCACATTACCCCCCCAGAGCGGCATGCAGACGCATTTAAAAAGCATGGTAGCAGCCAAAAAGGGCAACGCTTACTGCGACACTTTGGGAAATGCCCGCCACCATAAAAAGTGAATCAGTAAAACCAGTCGTCGGCGCTTTCCCACGTTTCCTGCAGGATTTCTTCAATCGTTTCTTTATCGCCGTCAATACCACCCAAAACACTCAATCCGTCAGCCCCTGCGCGGCGAATTGATAATTTGCAGCCATCATACTTCTGGCTGAACCGCCGCAGCAGTTCAGCTTCAAGGGCAGGCTCAGCACCATCTGGCAACACCTTCTTGCGGTCGATTGTGATTTCAATTCTCATAGTAACCTCGACATCGATATACTGTATAAATAAACAGTACACCCATGCCGATAAATGTTCAATATCTTAAGAGAACGAATTGTTAACTTTTCTATCAGTAGTTGCATAAAAAAACCCGCCGTAGCGGGTTGAATTGACAAGGTTTATTTTTTGTTACGGCCGGACGTATCGAAGTAGTACGCGTCACTGGCTCGTGGTATCTGGAGCCTTGATCCACATTTGTAGCGCACTCACATTCCGTAAAATGTAAGAGAGTAAAGTCCGCTCCTGGCACACAGCAGACAAACACGTGACGCTGTAGGTCTCCTGAGAGCGAAAAGCGGACGCCCGCAAAGCATTAACAGGCGTCCGATATTTTGAAGTGGGCAGATTACTTAACCCGTTTCCCCATTTCGTCAATGACTTTCTCGCCATCCTCTTTGGTAAACACTCCTTTCTGACCTTCCGGTAGAATATCCAACACTATTTCTGAAGGGCGGCAAAGACGAGTGCCAAGCGGCGTAACGACTACCGGCCGATTAATCAGGATCGGGTGTTGAAGCATGAAATCAATCAACTGCTCATCACTAAATTTCTCTTCATCAAGACCCAACTGTTCATAGGGTTCGACGTTCTTACGCAGCAATGCACGTACTCCAATACCCATATCTGAAATCAGTTTGATAAGTTCATCACGAGTCGGGGGAGTATCGAGATAATAAATAATGGTTGGTTCGTTACCGCTGTTACGGATCATCTCCAGCGTGTTACGTGAGGTCCCACAGGCCGGATTGTGATAGATGGTAATGTTGCTCATATCTGTATCTCATTACAAAGTGACGGAGAGCCGTAACGCCAGCGCGGCCAGAGTGACAAACAGCACGGGCAGAGTCATGATTATGCCCGTGCGGAAGTAATACCCCCAGGTGATGGTCATGTTTTTCTGTGCCAACACATGAAGCCATAACAGGGTTGCCAGACTGCCTATCGGGGTGATTTTAGGACCTAAATCGCAGCCAATCACATTGGCATAAATCATCGCCTCTCTGGCTATGCCGGACGCAGTGCTCCCGTCTATAGACAATGCGCCAATGAGTACCGTCGGCATATTGTTCATCACAGACGCCAGGAACGCAGTCAGGAAGCCGGTACCGAACGTAGCAGCCCATAAACCTTTGTCTGCCAGCATATTGAGTACGGCTGAAAGAGACTCAGTCAGTCCAGCGTTACGCAGGCCGTAAACGACCAGATACATACCCAGCGAGAAAATCACTATCTGCCAGGGCGCACCGCGCAGCACTTTCCCGGTATTTATGGCATGACCACGCTTTGCTACCACGAAAAGCACCGCAGCCCCAACTGCTGCTATCGCACTTACAGGGATCCCCAGCGGCTCCAGAACAAAGAAACCGGTCAGCAAGAACAGTAAAACAACCCAGCCCGCCCTGAACGTCGCTGGATCTTTAATCGCGCTGGCAGGCGTTTTGAGCAGTGAAACGTCATATCTGGCCGGAATATCGCGGCGGAAGAAGAGATGGAGCATGGCCAGCGTTGCAGCGATGGCCGCAAGGTTCACAGGGACCATCACGGAGGCGTACTGCGTAAAGCCCAGATCGAAGAAATCCGCCGAGACAATATTCACCAGGTTGGAAACTATCAGCGGCAGGCTGGCGGTATCGGCAATAAATCCCGCAGCCATAACAAAGGCCAGCGTCGTCGCCTGGCTGAACCCCAGTGCGAGCAGCATTGCAATCACAATTGGCGTCAGTATCAGCGCGGCACCGTCGTTAGCAAACAGAGCAGCAACAGCTGCGCCAAGCAGTACTATCCAGGTAAACAGCAGGCGGCCGTGCCCGTTACCCCATCTGGAAACATGCAGCGCGGCCCATTCAAAGAAACCGGACTCATCGAGCAGCAGGCTGATGATGATCACCGCAATGAATGCCGCTGTTGCGTTCCAGACGATGTTCCAGACTACAGGGATATCATGAATGTGGATAACTCCCGTTCCCAGCGCCAACACTGCTCCGATACTTGCACTCCAACCGATGCTTAGACCTCTGGGCTGCCAGATGACCAGGACCAGCGTCAGTATAAATATACTCCCTGCCAAAATCATTTCAGGTTCCTTTGCATATGGTTATGTATATGTGATGAAAAATTCTCAGCATGATGTACAGGCTGATTTTGACAGCCATTCACCCACATCTTCTCTCATACATTGCCAGGTCGTCGTGATCGTCTCAGCCGCCCACGCTGGCATGTGGGTAGACAGACGGTAGTGAATCCATTTGCCTTCCCGGCGGTCAAGCACTAACTCTGCTTCACGCAGAATAGCCATATGGCGAGATATTTTGGGCTGTGACTCAGTAGTGACCGCACATATATCGCATACGCATAGTTCGCCGGACTCCCGGAGAAGCATGACAATGGCGAGACGTGTTTCATCCGACAGGATTTTAAAAAGCTGAACAGGCTGTAGCATTGATTACTCCGTTCCCTTCAGAATATACATATGGTAAACCATATGCATTAGCTTTGAAATCACCGTAATATCCCGGAGGAGAAATAATGGAACACTTTCCTGCACTGAACGCTGATTGTTTCGATAAAAAGATTGCTGAGCACCTACAGCTCAATGAATCTCCACGCATTCTGATTCTGTATGGCTCGGTAAGAGAGCGTTCGTACAGTCGTTTTGCAGCAGAAGAGGCGGGTCGCCTGCTGACGGCGATGGGGGCGGAAGTCAGGCTGTTTAATCCTTCAGGTTTACCCCTGCCGGATGATGCTCCGGATACACACCCAAAAGTCATAGAGCTGCGCGGACTGGTCAGATGGTGTGATGGAATGGTGTGGAGCTCTCCTGAGCGGCATGGGGCAATGAGTGCGGTGATGAAGGCCCAGATCGACTGGATCCCGTTAAGCGAAGGCGCGGTCCGCCCTTCTCAAGGCAAAACTCTCGCTGTAATGCAGGTATGTGGCGGCTCGCAGTCTTTTAATGCGGTGAACCAGATGCGAATTCTTGGCCGCTGGATGAGGATGTTCACTATTCCTAACCAGTCTTCAGTCGCTAAAGCCTGGCAGGAATTCGATGAAAACGGGCGAATGAAACCTTCGTCCTGGTATGACCGCATTGTCGATGTCGCCGAGGAGTTATTTAAAATCACTCTCCTGTTCAAGGGGCAAAGCAGTTACCTTGCCGATCGCTACAGCGAACGAAAAGAGAGCCATCAGGAACTTTCGTCACGCGTCAATCAGGAGAAAATATAACGTTAGGTAGTTCAAAATGTCCGCTTATGGCACAAAGCTGCCTGTCAGCTGAGCTTAAGCTCTGTATCGTAAGAGCGCTAGCTCAGATCTGAGTTACAACACATAAATATTCACTAAAAGACTTCGGTTATTCTCTCATAATCATCTTTGCGACCACAGGCATATTCCCGTAAAGGATCCACTATTTCACCTCCTGCTGGGCGGCTGCGAGCACACTACGAACCGCGTCGAATGCTGGGGCTACAAATCCAACATCTTCGGTACAAACAGCGTCGAGGTTATTCAGCGTATCGCCCATGAATTCCATCGCGGCCAGTGATTTGAGCAGAGCGTCGCGGATAGAATCCGGAATTACCAGAGAGTTGCCTACCTGAAGCACGGCGGCGCGGCGAATATCAGTTTCCAGTTCCTTGGCCCAGTCCAGCCATTCATCAGGCAGCCCGCTTTTGCTGCTGGCTATGTGATTAGCGAGTTTGTATAAATCCTCGGTCTCTACCCGCGCTGGCTGCGCGTGGCGGTAGAGCGCGACATCTGCTGGCTCTGAGTTCTGCTCGCCCCACAGATGCGCTGTATCTCTACCCTGGTTGATATAGCCTATGTTTCGCTCATCGGTATAGGCTAGTGGGTCCCTGTCCTGCTCAGCCTTGCGGCGTTCCTGTAGCTCGCGCATTGCTGACGCTATATCAGCGTAATCTGTTAAAACAGAGTCGTCGCAAACTTCTGCGCGAGCGAGAATTTCAGCGATACGTTTTTCAGTTAAGTTTCTAGTCATTTGTTGGCCTCTGGCTTATCGACATAATGACCGCCTTCCCGCTGCTCAGCTCCTTCAAAGACAAAGCGCCATTTACGTTGTTTGCTCATTTGCCTGCTCCTGAGCTCTTACGATAACTAAATCTGTTGAGATCAAAATCAATGGTTGCTCGTTGGTCTCGAAACAACCCGAGACGCCCATAGCGGACGACTTTTCCGGAACGCGCCGCAGCACGAAAATGTTTTCCTACGGAATCACGACACATATGAAGTTCGGCGCAGGCCTCTTTCACCGTCAGGCGGCCTCTCGCCAGAGTCAGTTCGATAATTTTCTGAACGCTCGCCTGCTGTTGTTCGCGCGATTTGTTAGCCATAATCTCCTCACTTCACAACGCGCAAATGGTGCACATTTTTGCGGTGACTATCCCAGTCGAAATTGACCCAGATACCGCTATCCATCTGGAGACGGTCGAGGATCCGCGCGCCGAGGGTTTCCACCAGCGATTCGTAATTCAGGTTGGTCAGGACCCCTACCGGCCGCATCGACGAAAGCCGGCGATCGATAACCTGGTTCAGAATGACTTTCTCATTCCGGCTATCGCGCTGAATGCCCACTTCGTCGAGCACCAGCAGGTCAACCCGGCAAAGGTCGTCCAGCAACTCAGCTTCCGATTTTCCGGTGTCGTAGCATTCCCGAACCCGTAGCATCAGGTCAGGTATTGTGACCACCAGAACGGTATGCCCGCGCTGCAGCAGATAATTCCCGATCGCCGCAGCCAGATGATTTTTCCCGGTCCCCGGCTTGCCACTGAATACAAAACTGGTAAACCCGTCGCCGAAGTTCTGCGCGTAACTTTTTGCCAGCGTTAACGCCCGGCGCTGGCCATCGCCGTTCACTTGGTAATTTGCGAACGTGCAGCTGCGGTGCAGATCCTGAATACCCGCGCGCCCAAAAATTTTCTCAGCGCGAGTCTTCTGGTTTTCCTGCTCCAGTTCCTTGCAGCGCTTCCGCCCTTCGGACTCTTGCCAGGAGCGCCATTCTGCGACTGTGCCGAATTTTGGTTGCACACTCGCCGGAATAATTCGTTTCAGGCGCTCCAGCGCGCTGCCGGTACCAACAATGTTTTTCATCGCTACCCCTTGAATCCCGATGGGATGGTTTTGTCAGGCTCCGAGATCTGATTGGGATCTCGTGTGCCTGGCGCCTGCTGAATCGCCCACGGTTCGCTGAAGTGCATACCGGGACCAAAAAAAGTTTTCGCCTGTTTCACGTACTGCGTGTTCAGGTTTCCCTCAAATTTCACAAAAGCCGCGTAGCGCTCCACGCCTGAGTAAATTTCCTCAGCAGCTGTTCCCTCTCTGATGCGAGCATGCCAGGCCTTGTACGCATCGGACTTACTGTTTCCCCCTGCACGCTTTGGATAAATCGACCAGACCAGTTCGAACTCATCCGGGTATGTTTTTTTCTGTTCAGGGTTATCGCCTTCGCTCTGACCCTGATCGCTTGGGGGGGTGGCGTAGCCATGCCCCGAACTATCTTCTTCCTGTTCCTGTTCCTGTTCCTGTTCCTGGTTAAGGAAGGGTTGCAGAACCCTTTCGGAACCCTTTAGTTTCGAGATGCTGATATGGGATATGGCCGAGGCCATGACCCGCGCCAGCTCTGGCTTAACCGAGGATTTGTCCGGTACCTGATCAAACAATCGCAGAGCTGCAATCCCCTGGTTCGGGTTCTCCACCGAATTCCAGGCCAGAAAGTTACGTATCAGAACCCATTTCGAGGACGAATCACGCGTTGCGAAACCGTTCGCCGACAGTTCATCAAACCCTTTCGAAACCCTTTCAGGAGTCCAGGCAAGGTCTTCCGAAACATACCCATCAGGTAGCCGGAAACACCCAATCATGTTCGTGTGTTGACCAGTGAGCAGGTACAGTGCAAGCAGCCGGGCATCATCAGAAACCCGCCGCATTCCATCGCTAATCCAAAATGATGTATGCACCTTGCCGTAATCACGCATAGAGACCCCGTTGTTGCTTAAACTGGTGTGTTTTCATCACCAAGCACCCACAGCAAAGCCGCGGCGAATTCGCCGCTTGCGGTTTGAAGTGCCTGGGTGATTTCCTTACGGGATTTGAGACGCGGCTTTGTGTCACCGAGAACCTGGCGCTGCCGACGGGCTTTCTCATGACCGGTTACCCCCTCTGCTGCCGCCTCTAACTGCTTGACTGTCTCACGCTGTTTTTCCGGAGGCATATCGACGAGCTGGCGAGCTTGTGTGACCGTAACTTTCCCGGACTCAACAGCAGTTTGAACAGCCTGCGTTGCATCCAGGAGCGCCACGGTAGCCTGGACAGTTTTAACGCTGCAGCCGAAAAGCAGAGCAACATCACTTTCGTCATGCCCGTACTCCATCTGCTGAACCATTTTTTTTGCCCGGCCCAGTGGCGTATCTGGCTGCGTTATCTCGTTTTCACTGACCATGTATTTGGCCATTTGAATTGCTGACCCGCGTTTAGCAATACCCGGTATCGGCCAGGGCTCCAGCCCTTCCCGCTTACGCCTGGTATTTGCTTCTGTGGCGTTCTTCACGCGCTGCCGCCCTGCCACCACGCACGTTCTTCCGGACTCAGGGTCCTTCCACACGATAATGGGTTCGATTACACCGAGTTCCATAATGTTGAGGATCACCGATTCACTCAGCGGCAGGTGTACGCGCTCGTCATATAGCGGGTGTGATACATCGGTTACCAAATGCAGATTTTCCGGATCGAAAAAAAGCACGTTACTTTTGCCGCTGGCACCGTAAGCGTCGATTGAATTTTTAGCCATTGGCGCCCCCATTATTGATATTGGTATATTTCGTGTTCATAATTGCCCCTGTGAATTGATCCAGTTAATTCGCATAGAAAGCCGTAGGTGTTACCGCACCGCGGCTTTCGCCTTTTTGATACCTGCCATTACAGAGCTCCCAGCATTGAAGTAACGATTGCCATCAGTGGCGCCGTCAACTCCGGATCAACCCGGAACATCTCGACAATACCCTCACTCAGTTCTTTCAGTTTTTGGTGGTGCGGAGCTCCCATAGCAACAGCCACCTTTGCTTCGCTGGTTTCTTTTTCCAGACGAGCCAGACGGGACATAAAACTGTCTTCAGGCAATAGACGGTGGCGGTATTCCAGCGGAAGAACGGCCATGATGGCTGGCGTCAGAAGACGCACATTCGCGCGATACTTTTCCGAATCGACCTCGTTATCCAGGTAACGGAAAAGCTTCTGGCGGGCGCGGCTGATGTCAGCGGGAAATTCAATTTCATCCCCGCCCTGCTGGCGCCACTCATCGATGATGTATGTCGAAACAGCATCCTGACCTTCAGCTGCAGCCCAGGCGCGAACGGCTTCTCGAACCTTCCCAGGTAATACGCTTTGCGCTGGCTGATAACAATTTATCAATGGGTTAGCGGGAAACGCTGTATCCTGGTTAAACGTAAGTGATTGCATGTTGCTTTCCCTTTCGTAATTAGAACGGCCCTTTAGGCCACTTTTGGCTTACTGATTTCAAGAATCTGGGTGGTGGTAAAGCGACCTCCAGAGACTTCAGCAATTTTCGATGCATAAGCCGTCTCGCCGGTGTAATCAGTACGAGGCAAACATCCGCTATTAATCCATTTGTAAATTGCTCGCGGAGTTCGCTCGCATGCTTTGGCCACAACTGGTACGCGAATCAGCTTGATGATTTCGCCAAGGCTTGTTGGTTGCATTTTTTAACCCTCAATTTGTACTTTGAGTACACACTATATCGGAACTGATAGTTCACGCAAGAGATATTATGATTGAATCTATGGTTCAGGAAGAAAAAGCGCGAAAAGACTTTTCCCATAGGCTAGCGCTGGCCTGCGATAAAGCTGGTTTACCGGTTCATGGTCGTCAGGCTGAGATAGCCAAAAAGATGAAGTTGACACCAAAGGCCGTAAGCAAATGGTTTAACGGGGAATCAATTCCAAGGCGCGGGAAGCTGCAAGAGCTTGCTGCGAGTATTGGCACAACTTCAACTTACCTATTAGGTGACAGCGAGGCTGATGGGATCTCGGAGGGGCGCTTGCAGAAATCGACAGAAACATTTCGTATAAATGTTCTCGATTTCTCTGTTAGTGCGGGGCCCGGAGTCATTAACAGTGAGTTCGTGGAGGTACTGCGCTCCGTGGAATACTCCGTTGAAGATGCTCGCCAGATGTTTAACGGTCGCAAGCAAGAACAGGTCCGAATCATCAACGTTCGCGGCGACAGTATGTCTGGCACGATAGAGCCTGGTGATCTGCTTTTCGTCGATATCAGCATTCAGCAGTTTGATGGCGACGGCATTTACGCCTTCATCTATGACGATACATCGCATGTAAAGCGCCTGCAGAAGATGAAAGACAAACTTCTGGTTATCTCCGATAACCCTACTTATCGACCGTGGGAGCCGATTGAGAAGGAAGAGATGAACAAAATTTTTGTCTTCGGCAAAGTAATCGGCAGTATGCCGCAGACATACAGGAAGCATGGCTGATATATATTCACGAATGTTTAAATAGCTTACGGAGTCAATATGTCATGACTGAAAGTATTCATAGCGATTATTTTAAGTGGTGGTGTGGCACAGTTGTAGTGGGTGCCATTCCTATTTTCATAAGGCTAATCGCTTATTTTTTAACAGATAACAACCTTGAGTTATTTAATATAACTGAACTCGTTGGCTTTGGATTTGCTATACAAATATCAAGTATTTATTTTGGTATTGGGCAACAAAATATAAAAACTGAAAACATCTTAATTATAAACACAACATTCTCATTAGTTTTTGTAGTGATCTTTTCTATCATCTATATAATAAGTTTAATTTCAGCAAACACATTAAACCCAGCCACAACAAAGACATTCGTTATAATAGCCTGCCTAATATCTTTGTATGTTGGGCAGAATTCTGTCAAATGCGCTATAATGAATAAAAACTGTGTGGAGGGGTGAGCAATGCAATCATCTACAATTATTATGTTTTTATTAACAATTGTAATACCGATTATTATCGCCATTATTTCAAAGAGGAATCTTAATAAAACCATCAATCGATTCGAAAAATTAAGAGAAGAAAATAAAAAGAGCTTCAACGACAAAAAAGAAGATTTCAAGTTTCGTTAAATGGAAATAAAAATGTCTCTAAAAAATATAATTTACATTGATTATGAAAAGGTTTACTCTCTTAGTTCTCAATTATTTGAGGGTATAACTCAATCGGCATTGCAACATAAAGAGTCAACTTTATCCAACTCCGATGCTATTGAAGTTAAAGCACAGCATAAATCAAGCGAAAGCAGTGATACTCAAAAACTATCTACCATAATCAACCCACATGATTATCATTACTTAAAGTTCGAGAAAGAGCTTTATAGCAGAGGAATAATTACAGATATAAACACCTCAATTCCATTCGAAAATATAAACCCTAGTTCTTTCGTGAAAGTTAAATGTCAAATTCAGTTTAATGATTATGAAAAACTTAAAGACACATCAAAGCGTTTTGCAGAAATAAGTTACGCAATCAACTATGTACACAAAACAGACGATATAGACTCATTAGCACAATTACTTAAGGAGTTGAAACCAAAATCATCTGAATATACTCTTATTAAACAAAAACAATCTGAGTTAATGAAAGAGCTTGATGACTTGGTTTCAGATACAAAGAAAAAATTTTTTGAAAAATTATCTTTAGTTTTAGACTATGCATATGGTACTGAGATTGAGATCTCTCAAAAGTTACACAATGTAAAATTCACATCATTTCTGATTAGAGAATTTTTAAAGATATCCCCTGAAATGTTTGTTAAACTGCATTCTCGACGCTCCGCATCTGAATTCAGTGTTGTAGGAATTATCACCAGACCCCCAAAATCACCAGAAATGGATGATAGAGAAGAACGTATCATAGATGGCATCAGAAGTGCTGCATGGAATATGAATGATGCCTTATTCGATCTCGAATCGACTTTTTGCGCACCAGACTCGCATGAGTATTTTATTGAGCCAATAGCGATGTATCATGAACTTTAGACCATATCCCGGCTATGTAGCCGGGATATTTATTACAAATATCTAGTCTTGTTTCCGTTTTTCATTACATTATCTATTACATAGTATTGCCCTTTCAATCTCGCTAACGATTAACGCTGCGCAATCTTCCAGATAGCTCATCTCGTTCCATATCCATTCCTAAACCCATGGCAATAGCTTTTTGGCGTTTTTTTGAGCACATCGGGTTCAACGGGAAAAATAAATCCCTTTAAAGTTCATGTTGTTATGTGTTTATGAACTTTCCATATCGACACAATGTACTTTTGGTACTTTACAATAATGAACTTATAGTACATCATCACTTCATCGCGAAACACAACGCGCAGTAGGTTTAAACGTTCCGCTACCCGGCGATAAGGGCTAACTAAACGAGGTGACCCATGGAATTCAAAAATCTCCCCCTAAAGGTGCAGGAAATCGCAGCGCAGTGTCTGGCAGATAAAATCTGTTTCGTGTCAGGTTTCGCGGAAGGGGCAGTGAAAAACGAGCCTGCGAAAGACCAGGCCCGCCAGGTAAGAGAAGCGTTTATTGAGCTTTATTGCGAAGAATATCAGGGCGAAGAAGAAGCTAAACAGTTCAAGCTGTATGGCCTATTTCCTCATCTCCGCAAAGTTATGAGTGAGCTGGAGCGCTCCCCAAAAGGTAAGGAAACAAATGATCGCTTTCTTGCTGAATTAAAGTTCGTCGAGACCCAACTGAAATAGGTCTTGAATCTCAACAACAACAACCTTTGGGTTAACTCTGACTTGCTCCGCAATTGACCTAGCGAGAAAGCCTATAGAAATGGGGTTGTCCAGGCCTTCAGAGCTATAAAAATGATATTCAGCATCAGGAAGGCGCAGAAAGTTGTCGTTACCGGGAAATTTGGCAAATTTATAGAAATGCTTCTCAGCCATTTTTGTATGCAGTTCTTCGTAATCTGCAGGCTTTGAATCTCTGAGTTCGATGCGAACGATAAATCTTGTCATTTTGGTTTTCCTTGCTGGCTGTGTGAGAACTCCAGCATACCACCGAGCCTGAAGTGGTGAAAAGACAGGCAACTACAGGCTTTGCAATGCGGTGAATGCGGCTATGCGCACGCGGCTCAGTTAAAGCAAAAGCAGTACCGCCTTGTTTCCCGGGTGGGGTGGAAAAGAAGCTGTCGGCAGTAGTTGTTAACTGGCTACCGTCACCGGGAGGCACCCGGCGCCGCATTGCAAAGCCTGATTAATGGTTAGTCAGCACGCAACGTTAGCCGCGTTAAGGCTGGAGCTGAAATGAGTAAAAACGGCATTCGCTCTCTGGTCATTTCGGTAATCGTCGGCCTTCTGTTTTGGGCCGCCACTTACAAACCAATGGTAGGGGTAATTTCATGGTTGATTATGCTCGCCAGCCCGCTCGTCAGCAGGCTGTTCGCCTGACGCAAAGCGAGGCTTTTGCTCGCAGGGTTTGTTATCTGATCGCAAAAACAGGCTCTTTTTTCTGCCACCTTTTCTGCCGTCTGGTTGCGCTGTTCGCGCAAAAAGGTGATCCGTCATGAGCACGATGTTCGCGCTGATGCTCACCGTCGGCATGTTAACAGGCGGAAATCAGGATGTTTTGCTCGGCGTTTACGACAGCGAGCTGGAGTGTAAGAAGGCAGCTGTTGAACAAGGAATTCAGGGCGAGTGTTACCCGTTGAAGGGCGTTTTAGAAGAGCACCCCGCCGCATTTACGGCGCAAATGTAGGAGGCACGATGCAAAAGAAATGCGCGTACTGCCGCATGCCGATCGAGGAAGGCACTGAAGTAAACATGACCATCCTCATCATTCACGGCTCGCAGCTGGCGCCACGAGAAAGAACGTATTGCTCTAAGAAGTGCGGTCAGTACGACCAGATGGCCAACGAGGCATAACGTAAAACCCGCCGAAGCGGGCTGTACGTCCGGTGACACCGACCAAAGTTCCACCGGAAATTACCAAAAACCAATGAACACACAATGGGCGCTATCAATGGCCCGTGGATTCTAACATCCAAAATCGAGGCAACGACATGGAATTTTTTAATCTGATAAGGGCCACTCAAAAATCAGGTAAGCCAGACGGCGTTATCTGGCGCACCGCGAAATCTGAAGCTCGCGCTAACCTGCAGCTCGAAGTAGACCTGGAAGATGCGGGAATCGAAACGGGCCGTGGTCATGACTACAATAAGCCGATCCGCACCGATTTCCCGGTATTTAACGACCTGCCGGCTGAAGGCGTGCTCGATTTCGGATGGTGCAACCGTTACGAACTCGCAGACGACCAGCGCACCTGGCAGTTGAAGGCGGGCGCAGTTCCTGCCGACGAATTCCACCAGGAAGAAGAGAGCCAGGACAACGGGGCTGTCATCGTGGATGGTGTCGACACGTCGACAGGTGAAATTCTGATTGGTCAGTCCAGCGCCGGTAATGCCGATATCACTGAAGACGACGATCAAAATACACTTTATCCGGTCGTGAAACTTCGCAGACCACAACTCATTATCTCTCAGTTCATTAGCAACGCTGTTGCTCACCATGTCACTCAGAGGCAGCGTATCCAAATCGGCGCGCTGGAAATGGATACTGACAACCACTACATCCAGAATCTGTTGCTGGCGACACGAAGCATTCCTGAGATCGACGAACTCACGACAGCCAATCTCTGGAAATTAACCGACGCTGTTAAAAAGGTCTTTCCCGAAGATAAGCGGACTGAGCTCGGCTTGTTGCTTAATTTCCTGAAAGTCTGGATAGAAACCCCGCATATTGACCGCGGCATTTTGGTCAAAGAGTGGGCTGGCGGGAATCGTATTTCAAGGGTTCAAAAGCAAGAGACACAAACCACTACTGAATCCCCACGCTACAAACGTGCTGTAACTCAGAGCATGGCGAATCTTGGCATTGAGATCGCCATTGCTCAACTTTATCCCGATGCCGAACCGGGAAAAATTAGCCGCCCCCAGCTCATTGGAGCGAAGGACCTGGTAGACCGGAAAGAGGATATTCACGTAAAAGCGCTGAAGATCCTCGGCAAAACCACCGACATTCTCGACTACGACGCTCACAGCATTTTCGGTGTCACCCGAGCCATTAAATGGAACAGTGAGGAAGATACCTCAGAACTGCGGGCGATGGTTCGCAACTGGTTTACCGAAAATGGCATCTATGAAAATGGTGAACCCTCTAAAGGTTATCCGGAATGGAATGATGCCCCCCGAGGGTCCGCCCATTCAAGCGCAGATACAAAGACCTTCGATGATGTTGATAAACAGACGACCACAGAACACGGTGAGTTTGGCGAGGTCGTTAGCCACCCGACGGATCCAAATGTGGTCTCAGCAGAGCTGGCGAAAGCAGAACAACCGCAAGTCGCCAATCTCGGCGCTGGCGTGTTCTCCATCGAAGGCCTGATGGACACTCCTGTCCCAACAAACGCTAAAGAAGAGGCCACCAGCAATGTGCAGATGGAAGCGGCTCAGCCGGTCAAAGTCGAAGTTGAAAATGCGATATCAGCAGGCGAAAGCGCTGATGCAGCTGCTGCGCAAACAGATGCCGTAACCCCGGCGGAAGCACAGCCTGAACTCAGCGCGACCGCCGAAGAGTTAAAGGTGGAGTGGCCGGAATACTTCGAGCCAGGGCGCTATGAAGGTCTGCCGAACGAGGTTTATCACGCAGCCAACGCTACCAGCTCCACGATGGTCAAGGATGCTCGAGTATCCCTGATGTATTTCGATGCACGCCACGTATCCAAAACCATTCAGAAAGTGCGCTCTCCGGTATTGGATATGGGCAACCTTGTGCATGCACTGGCGCTGCAGCCTGACGACATGGACAAAGAGTTCAGCGTCGAGCCCGAAATCCCTGAAGGTGCGTTCACTACCACCGCGACGATCCGCTCTTTTATCGATGAGTACAACGCTACCCTGCCGGCACTGTTGAGCAGTGACGATATCAAAGCATTGCTGGATGCACATAACGCCACCCTGCCCGCGCCGTTCCCGCTTGGGGCATCCGTTGACGAATCCTATGCGTCATATGAGCAACTACCGGAAGAGTTCCAGCGCATCGAGAATGGGACTAAGCATACTGCTACGGCAATGAAGGCCTGCATCAAAGAATACAACGCCACCCTGCCCGCGCCGGTTAAAACCAGCGGCAGCCGCGACGCATTGCTGGAACAGCTGGCAATCATTAATCCTGACCTGGTCGCACAGGAAACCCAGAAGCCGCAGCCGCTGAAAGTCTCCGGCACCAAAACGGATCTCATTCAGATTGTGAAATCCGTTAATGCTGATGCGGTATTCGCCGACGAATTGCTGGATGCCTGGCGCGAGAACCCGGAAGGAAAAGTGCTGGTTACCCGTCAGCAGCTAAGCACTGCGCTGGCCATTCAGAAAGCACTGTTGAATCATCCGACCGCCGGCAAGTTGCTGACACACCCGAGCCGCGCCGTCGAGGTGAGCTATTTCGGTATTGATGAAGAGACTGGCCTGGAAATCCGCGTGCGCCCTGACCTTGAGATCGACATGGGAGGCCTGCGCATTGGTGCAGACCTGAAGACCATCAGCATGTGGAATATCAAACAGGAAGGCCTGCGCGCCAAACTGCACCGGGAAATCATCGAGCGCGACTACCACCTGAGCGCAGCAATGTACTGCGAAACCGCAGCCCTCGATCAGTTCTTCTGGATTTTCGTCAACAAAGACGAGAACTACCACTGGATCGCCATCATCGAGGCATCAGAAGAGCTGCTGGAACTCGGCATGCTGGAATATCGCAAAGCGATGCGCGCCATAGCTCACGGTTTCGACACAGGCGAGTGGCCGGCGCCAATTACCGAAGACTACGCCGAAGAGCTCAACGATTTTGATGTGCGCCGTCTCGAAGCGCTGCGCGTACAGGCTTAAGGGGGAAATAACTATGTCCAATTTGATGACTACGACTGACAACCAGACCCAGAAAATCGACAACATTTCTATTCTGACGAATGGCGAATTATTCAACCGCCTCCTGAAAATCTCTGAGGTGATGGCAAACAGCGGTAATTTCGTTCCTGAACATTACCGCGGCAAGCCTGATTCCTGCATGGCAGTCGTTATGCAGGCTGCGCGCTGGGGAATGGATCCTTTCGCTGTAGCGCAAAAGACTTTCATCGTTGGTAACTCCGGTGTGCTTGGTTATGAAGCGCAACTAGTTAATGCAGTGATCAACACCATGGCTCCGACAAAAGACCGTATTCACTTTGAATGGTTTGGCGCATGGGAAAATATCGTCGGACGCTTCGTCGAGAAGACAAGCAGCCAGAACAAGAAGTACATCGCTCCGGGCTGGAATTTGAAAGATGAAGCTGGCGTGGGCGTTCGCGCCTGGGCAACCCTCAAAGGAGAATCAGAACCTCGCGAGCTTGTCCTGATGCTTTCGCAGGCACAAGTCCGCAATTCTACTCTGTGGGCGACTGACCCCCGCCAGCAACTGGCCTATCTCGCCGTTAAACGTTGGGCGCGACTGTACTGCCCAGATGTGATCCTCGGGGTCTATACCGCCGACGAAATTGACGAGCGCGAAGAGAAGGTAATAAACCCCACTCAGGCTGAAAAAATCACGCTGAATGAGATCACCAGCACGGTAGGTGCTACGGCCAGTGCGCAGGAGTCGGGAACTAACGTTGATACTGCTGCCGACGAAATACGCGATCGTATTGATGCAGCAAGCTCCGTTGATCAGGCCAAAGCTATCCGTGCAGATATCGAGTCACAGAAAACCTTGCTTGGTACTGCTCTGTTCACTGAATTGAAAAATAAGGCAGTGAAGCGCTACTACCTGGTCGATGCTCGTAACAAGGTTGAAGCCGCGATTAATTCCGTTCCTAACCCCGGCGAACCGGAGGCGGAAGAGTTATTTGCTAAAGCGGAAGGCACACTCGCCGCCGCGAAACGCCATCTCGGTGATGAACTGTATGACCAGTTCCGCATCACTCTGGACGACATGAAACCGGAATACGTGGGCTAAGGGAGGCGGGAGGGTTCGCCCTCCCGGTAACGATATGACGAAAATTACTGAACGCGGAATGATTTTTAACGCTGAGATGGTGAGGGCTCTGCTTGCTGGCCGCAAGACGCAGACACGCCGCCCAGTGGGACTCCCGGTACATGATAAAACCCTTGGGTGCGAGCTGGCTGGCAATGAACTGGCTGGAGAGCTGGCGGCGGGAAACTATTTGAATAGCGCATTTGGTAAGCCGGGTCATCGTATTTGGGTGCGGGAGACATGGACGCCCGAAAGCATCGATGCTGAGGATGGTAGCTATTCCCCTGACTATCGCGCCACGGCCAACGGCCAGCCTCTTGATGGGCGATGGACACCTGCAATTCACATGCCGCGCTGGGCCAGCCGCATCACGCTGGAAATTACCGATGTGCGCGTTGAACGGTTGAACAGCATTAGCGAGAGCGACGCTATAGCCGAGGGACTGGAGAGGTACAACGACGATGGAATTATCTATTACGGCCCTTTCGGGCGAGGAGATTGCCGTCCCGAGGTCGCGTATAGAGATTTATGGCTGTCCATATACGGCGCCGAAAGCTGGCAGGCCAATCCATGGGTTTGGGTCATTGAGTTCAAACGCGTTGAAGGCGGTGCCGCATGAGCCTCAAACATCGATTACCCGAACTCGAAGCCAGCATTGACCCCGCAGCATTACGCGTTGCAGCTGATGAGTATTCCGATCTGCTGCTGACCTTCTGCCTCTGTATGAAGATGGCCGGCCCCACCCGGGCGAATGTGCGCGCCTGCGCCACTGAATTGAAGAAACGTCTGACGACCTGGCATAGCCAGAAGGAGCTCAACGCGATTCTGTCCAGCTGGGATCCGGTTGGTTATGTGCTCGGCCTGCGGCGAGAGGCGAACGACAACGCTCGCGCCGCCGGCGATCCCGTTGACGTCTTTGTGTGAGGTGAGTATGCGACTGATAAACCGAAGCAAGCAGTCTCCGCTGGGGCGCCAGGCATGCGATGCGGCATTGGCCAAACATGTTGAGCTCTACGGTGAGTATGGACGCCAGAAAATGAAGCGCACCTACACGGTTATCGTTCAGGGTTCGAAAATTACGGTCGAGGTCGTGAACCGGCATTGCAGCTACGTGGCCACGGCCATGAACTGCGCCCGGCGGCTCCGGAATTTACCCGGCCAGGTTTCCTGATATCGATTTATCAATTTATTAGTCCGGCCTGGTTTACTTTATAGGCCGGTAATGAGGTAACCATGGCCCTTATTACTTTAAAAGAATGGAACGATCGGCAGCCGCGGCCGCGCAGCCTTGAAACCGTTCGCCGTTGGGTTAGAGAAAGCAAAATTTATCCGGCCCCGAAGAAAGATGGTGTGGAGTATTTGTTTCAGGAAACAGCCATTAAGGTTGAATCGGCTCAATCATCAACCTGTGGCCTTTTACGGAGAATGACTAGTGGGAAGAAGAAGAAACCATGAGAGGCGCGATTTGCCTCCTAACCTCTATGTCAGAAATGAAGGCTATTACAGTTATCGCGACCCCCGAAACGGAAAGGAGTATGGTCTGGGAAGGAATCGACGACTTGCCGTCAGTGAGGCAATACAGGCAAATATCGAGTTGCTCGGGGATACTGGCCACATCCCTCTCAGCGCGCGAATAAGCCAGGTTGATTCCGTAACTTTTCATTCATGGCTGGAGCGTTACGAAAAGATCCTTCAGGCCCGGGGGCTGAAGCCAAAAACACTCATCGATTACGCGAGCAAGCTAAGGTCTATAAAGGAAAGAATGCAGGACAACCCAATCGCGGAAATAACCACCAGACAAATAGCCATGATCCTCAACGATTATGCAGCTGAAGGAAAGAACGCAATGGCAAAGCTGATTAGGTCGACGTTAAGCGATATTTTTAGGGAGGCTATAGCGGAAGGTCATATTACGGTTAACCCCGTCACGGCAACGAGAACCGCTAAATTCGAGGTAAAACGCACCCGATTGATGCTGGACGAATTCCGGGCAATTTACCGGGCAGCAGAGGCGCTTTCTCCGTGGGTAAATCTGGCGATGGATCTGGCTGTACTTACCGGGCAGCGCATCAGTGATTTATGCGCAATGAGCTGGGAGGATGTGCGGGAGGGGTATCTTTACGTAGAGCAGAAAAAAACCGGGGCCAAACTAGCGATACCTGTAGCATTGAGGCTTGATGCGTTGGATGTGTCTCTCGAAGGAATTCTGGCGAAATGCCGCAATCTGTCCGGCGGGAAAAACATTATTTCATCGACTGCAGGTAAGGCACTTTCACCCGCAACAGTATCGGGTAATTTCAGGAAAGCGCGCGAGCTGTCCGGGCTTAGTTTCTCTGGCGAGCCGCCGAGCTTTCATGAGCTACGAAGTCTGTCAGCACGATTGTACGATAAACAGGCTGGAGAGGACTTTGCGCAGCATCTTCTGGGGCATAAGTCGGGTGTCATGACAGCAAAATATCGCGATGACAGGGGAAGGGAGTGGGATAAGATCGAAATATAG